AGAAACAGTTGACCAAGACAAAGCTGACTACGCTTGTCACGAAAATGTAATAGAGAGGGCATTTCGCCCTCTTTGTTTGCGAGGTGGTAAATTGTTCACAATAAACAATGAAATGTGGAATTTGGTCAAAGTATCGCGTTACAGCGATATGCTACAGAGAAGTGATGGAAGCAGGACGGTAGGAATGACCGACAGGGACACGAAAACGATATATCTTGCGGATGATCTACGCGGAAGGTTCCTTGACCGTGTGTTATGCCACGAATTATGCCATGCGTTCTGTCTTTCGTATAATGTATACATGGATATTGATACAGAAGAAATTGTAGCGGACTTCTTGGCTACATACGGAAGAGAAGTATTTGAAATAGCAGACAGACTATTGATTGAAATAATGGAGGTTGCATAATGGATAAAATTTCAGAACTCTTACAGTACGTTCACCGGACGAATCCGGATATGACTAGGGAAAAGCTGATAGAAGAGTTGAGCAAAAGTGACTATGCGGCGCGTTCTTTGATTTTCACGAAAGAAAACATCGTTGCGCTAGGTCAAAAATAAATCCGGCGGTTTGAATTGCCGCCGGAATTGTATCAGACTTTCGGAATGTAAGAACCTTTCATTATTTCCATAGCGAGTTTCGCGCCTTCCGTCATGTAAAAATCATTATTCTTTGCACAGCAACTAAAAAGCAGTTCCTCAAACTCTGAATATAAATTTTCACTTAATAACCCTTTTAGCTTCTCTGTTAAGGGAGAGAAGTATTCAACAAAAGCATTTCCGGTTTCATTGTCAAGCTGACTTGAACATACAATTTTAATAAATTCATCCATTTTAGTAGTCTCCTTCTTCTGTTAATAAATAGTTGATATATCCTGTCGCAAGTCTGGCAAGACTTTTACTGCCATCCAACAAATCCAATTTGTACTCTGGTCTATAGCCAAACCTCTGCACGTAGAACTTTTCTTCAAGTTCTAAGTCGTAAATGTCAGATAGCTCCACGAGAATCTTGTGATATAAAAATTTTCTCGTCCACCCAAACTGTTCCATGATAATTTTTAATTTCCAATTATTTTTTCTGAACCACGCTCCGCGTGATGCGTCCAATTGCTGTTTTGAAATGTAACAATCTGCAAATAGGTCATCATTTTTCGGCAATGCCGCCTGTGGTTTCTTTATGGCTTTCTCCATATCGTTAAAGCGTTTCACGTATCGGGCAGTAAATACGATGCCTTTTTCTCCGTTGAATTTGTTCGCAAGAAAATCACATCCTAACTTGGTTACTTTGTAGCACTTGTTTTCTTTTCCGGATTCATCTTTATAGGTAGACGGAATGAAATAATCACTCGCACCTAAATTGTGGTGAGTCAAAATTTCAATGATTCCTGCAGTATGTTTTCCCCTTACATCCTGTCCTTCCAATTTTCTTAAAACTCTGTCGTGACGCGTTTCCATCATTTCTGCAATCTCTAAAGTAGTGATGGTTTGTTCTATTTGTGCCATATTTGTGCCCCTTTCTGTAACTAATCAATTACTGTTGTAACTCTTTAATTACATTATACGGTTTATTTTGTGATTGTCAAGTATTGTTTGTAATTAAATAATTGAATAATAAATTTATTTATGATATTATTGAAACACGTCAAGAGAGAGGAGGCGGTACATTGTTTGCAAAAATCGTAAAACATACGCTTATTGAAAAGGAATTAAGAGTGACCGATCTAGCAAGACTTATTGACACCAGCTCACAAAATCTTTCGCAAAAAATGAAACGTGACAACTTTTCAGAAAAAGAAATGCGACAGATTGCGGATGCATTGGGGCTTGATTTAGAAATTGTAATGAAAGAGAAGAAATAAGAAAACCCGCCTAACTGGCGGGTTTTTGATGAAAGAAAATTTTTCCAGCGCCCCAAAAAATATTTCGTAATTTTTTTGTACCCCCCTGGGGTAGCGTTTTTGGGGTCAAGATTCCATTTTCACGGATTTCCAAAAACGTGTAACAAACGTGCAATTATCTTCGACATTCCGCAAATAACACAAATACACCATATATTATGCTATATATAGATAATTCATTGATGATATTTGATGTTATAGCCGATCACAGGCAAACGCCAGAAGACGCTTGCCCGGCTGTAGTTATAGTCTAGCATAGACCGCATTTTACCACTTGTCAAGATAGTTTTTCCCGTCGTACCGGCTGTAAGTGTGTGTTATGTTTTCCGGTCTTTGCGTGATCTGCATCCAGTCACCGCCACGTTGGACGGTTATTTTGGTTTTTGCAGACTCCACCCATTCCACACCCTCGAACTTCGAGTAGCCGCACGTTTTGCCGGATATTTCCAGATAACCAAGGTTAGACACCCGGCGCATGATTTCCCTTTTTCCTATATACTCATATTTTCCCATCTTTCCCACCTCCTTATATTGTGTTTATTTGTCAATTTGCGCATGGAAACCGATTTCCATGTAGTCCGCGCTCCCGGAATCGAACCGGAACGGATGCACCAAGCACGCGAAAAAGGCGGAATGGTACCGCCTTAAATTACAACAAAATCCCCTTGAAATCCTGTTGTTACGATCATTTTTCCGTCAGATCTGCGGTACACAACGCCGCATCCGTCCGCAAAAGTTGACCACACGAGCCATCCGGGCGGTGTGAGGTTTTCACCGGTTTTATAATCCAGGAATGAGTAACGCGGAATAACGCCACTTTTTTCTTGATCTAGCGCGTTGTTAATTGCTTGCGATTCTGTCACAAGCACAACGCCGTTTTTTGCGTGCAAAACATAGTTATTTTCATTCATTTTTTATTTCTCCTTTTCAATTTCATAAAACCGCCGCCGGTAGTGATCCGGCGCGCATCCTCTGCGGCGGTTGGTTACTTTACATAAACTCGTACATAATTCTTGTTTTTGTTGTATGAGTAGCTTTTTACTTGCATATCGTCAAATTCATTCCCGGTTTCTGCGCCGTAATTTGCGCAGATCAATTTATTGTTTTCGCCGTATATTCTCCACGGTACACGGCAGGCGTTCCAATCACATTCCATAAATAATTCGTATAGCGTTCTTTTCATGGTTTCAAGTCCTCCATATTCTAAATTTTTCCGGTTGCTCCGGGTAAAAGCAAGCCGGGGAATCGAACCCCGGAAACGCCAACCTTGCTAATTATTTGCTTGCTAAAATCTCCCTTGCTAATAAGTCCCAATAAAGACCATCGCCGCGTTTATCAAGCCATTTTTCGGCTTCTTCTGTGCTTTCGTCTAACCATTCAGCCATAAGCCGGATAATATCATAATAACTATATGCAACGCCAACGCCTAAACCTCTAAGCCATTCAATACAAGCGTTGCGCTCTCCAAGTCTTGCGACTGCCCAGCCGTATTCATTTATAAATTTCTCCTTAATGTCCTTGATCGTGTTAAGATCTTCACTCTGTGCGACCTCTGTTAAATAATTTCTAACTGCTGCTTTTACTTCCTTGCTATTTGTTCTTCTCATTTCTTTTTACCTGTGCTATAATATAGCTACCTTTCTTTTTTTGATTGGTGGCGGTTCGTTCTTGGTAGGAGTGACCGCCTTTTTTGTTTTCTGTGCTTCATTTGATACTTGTATTATAGTAAATATAAGGCACAAAAGCAATAGGCATAATATACAAAATATAAGGCACAAAACATAATTTTACTTGTGAAATATGTATAAGGCACAAAATCGCATGAAACATTATATAAGGAAAGAAAACTTTCCCTTGACATATAAGGCACAAATGCTATAATGGTAACAAACATAGAAAGAGAGGTGCAGAGCATGGAACGTAAGACAACAGAAGCAACAAGGCGCGCAATCTATAGATATGATGATAAGTTTGAGCGTGTTAATTGCAGATTTGCAAAAGGCACAAAGGATCGCATAGAAAAGCTTGGGTACAAGAGCGCAAACGACTTTATTAAACTTGCAGTCGCGGAAAAGCTGGAGCATGACGAAAAAATTTTAAAATAAGGCACAAAAAACTGTTGACATATAAGGCACAAAATGTTATAGTATAGACAGATCAAAGAAATAGAGCACCGAAAGGAGTACGGATGTTGAAATTAGAGGGTTTGAAAAGCAAGCAGGAAAACGGAATAACCGTGTATTTTTACGCGGGGCTTGGCTGGGTAACGGAAGAACGGCTGAACCAGCCGGACGTTGCCAAGAACGAAGCTGTCAAAGATTTTGATTGCAATCCGGAGAACAGCCACTGTTGTTCTGACTGCCCGCACAACCGAAATTTTTCGGATTGGCAAGATAGATTGCCGTGTGGTCAGTACCACTGCTGGGTTGACGTAACTTGCAAATAAGGGAAGGAGAACGGAACATGATTAGATGGAAGGCAACAAGTGTGAATGGACTCGTGGAATATGAGCAGGAAGCGGAAAGTTTCAAGGAGCTTTTCGATGCGCTGGACGGAAGAGGAATAATTAGCGATCCAGATTTCCCCCTTTATGATACGGCACTCTTGGAAAAATACGGGAAATCATTTGATGATGCCGGTTTTAAAGACGAGAGTGGCGAACTTGATTACGAAAAAGTAGATGATTTTCTGGATGGAAAGAAATTATCTGACAGGGAACTGTATGAATTAATACTTTCCCGGAACGGAGAAGCGTATTATCAAAAATTTATGCGCGAAACCGAAAATCAGATTGTTGAAATTGAGGAATCTGATTTTGATGAAACCGGCAAATACAAGTTTTAAAAATGCCGGTGGATTATCCACCGGCAACAGTCACGTAAATTTGAAGGTACTAAACCTAATCTTCCAAAACTTACGTGATTTAGAATAACATGTAATAATTCAAAAGTCAAGAAAATATTTTAACAACATTTATATTAACCAGACAAGAAAGAGAGGAAAACATAAAATGAAGAACTACAAAGAATACGAGAAAAGGTTTATAGGGTCAAGCGATATTGCGGCATTAATACTTGTCGGATGCGATGAAAACGGATTGAAAACAAGCACTCTTGATTTTGGCGAAGATGGAAGCTACATGGCGTACGTCGTTGACGAGGACGCGGAGATAGGTGCACATTATAAAAAAGTTGCTGATTTTAAGCACTGGCTCAAGATTTATGATGATGACGAATTGACATACCGGGTTAATGCACAGGAGATAAATATATATCGCGCTGGAGATTTTGGCTGTATTATACAGACAATCGGCAAACATTAAAAGAAATCGAGTGGGAAAGATTAAGAATCTGACCCACTCATTTTCATCACTGAGAATATAATTGTTTCAATCCCTGTCCACCGGAATCGCTGGTGGAACCACAACGGCATGCATCCATGCCGTGCGACATATTCATAGTCTATCATCAGATCGGACAAAATGCAAGTAGATATTTTCAAACAAGGGCAGCTTTTCCGGCTGTCTTTTTCTTTTTACCATATCCAAAAAATAAACAACGTGTCCGGTCATATCTTACAAAATCTCCGAAAAACCGTAAACAAACTATAAAACTTTTCTTAATTTTTTATAAACAAGGCTAGGTGTATTAGGTCTTTGACAAGTTCAAAAATGATAGAATAGTATCAGTTTTTACAAAAAATCGTCTGACATAACACGACACAATCGCCTGACGTCGCCTTTTCAGAACTATGTTTCTCTTTCTCTCTCTTTTTCTTAATCTTTTAAATTAATAATAATATACTGTATCTAAAGCCTATAGATGTAGAGTAAGTGTATATCCGCATATGCGCGCGGTGTAAGTATATAATACCACCGTAAAAAAATTAAGGCTTGACTTTAAACCCGGAAATAGTGTATACCAAAAGCAGAGAGGAATAAAACGGATTGGAGGTGTGAATATATGCAGGATGTAAAGAGTGTAGAGAATGTAGATCTTACAACCCTTATAGTGGATCTAGGTACAGTACAGATATACACATCAACTGTACAGGATTTAATAGACAACGCTTGTATAGAATTTCACATCGAAGATTTACTAAAAGCCGGACAGAGACAGTGGAAAGCTGTTATGCAGTATGTTGGTATGCATTTATTCCCGGATACGAAAGTATTAAAAGACAAGAGCTTAAGTCCCCTTGGTAATGCAACTATACCAACTAACTGTAATAGGTATGACAGAGAGGTATTATATAAACTTTGTGATTATTATATATATATTTCCAATGTGTATAGCAAGTTGGTAAGTACAGTCGCATTCAGTTATTTTTGTAATATACCTACAAACACAATGGATATATGGAGCACAGAAGAACCAAGCTCGTTGGCTTTCAAGATGTGGCAAAAATTGCAACGATCTCGTAAGGATTGCATCCTTGATCGCGCATACGACTCCAACAGCCCCGTAGGTACTATGTTCGTGGGAAATAACGAATTCGGAATGAATCAGCCGGGAATCGGAGATAATGCCACACAAAGAAGGGCAATTACAGCGCAGGAGTTGCCAAGACTGGACGAGAAAAAGAGCCAAGAATTGCACGCAATTGATACACAATTTGTCGGTGTGGCTGCAAATAATACAGTTTAAATTGTGCGTGATTATTCTACAATTCACAAATGCAGTAATATCAAGGGTTGTAGCGTTTTAACTATTCGCCAACTATTCGGAAAAGTTAGGTTTTGCGAATAGTTGCAAGGGTATTATGGGAATTGTGCTAAAACAATTTGATTTTCACACAATGACAACAAAACGAAATTGAAAATATTTTAGATTTCCATGTTTGCAGAAAAAGGATGGGGAGGGGGTCTGACAGAAAGGCCACCGAGCGGCTACTAAGTCCCTTAAATTCCTCAAAAAATAAAAAGCCACTTACAACAACACCCATTGACTTTCACCGTAAATAGGCTATAATAAATTTATAACAATTCACTTTCACGTTGCGAATCGCAACTACATTTCCAAAAAATTTTTAAAAACAAAAAAAGAGTGTTTCGGACAGGAGAATGATATATGACCGGAAATAAGTATCAGTCATTAGCCATGCGGACAAATGATCGCAAAGCGACAGAAAGAATTTCGGATAAACTTGATTTGCTTAAATTTTGCAAGAAGAACAATATCGCATCGTTGCAAGATTATGACCTTGGCGGCATCTTTAATGCTTGCCTTGGACTATCCGGTGAGGTTGGAGAATTTAACGACATAATCAAAAAATGGATTTTCCATGAGAAGCAGCTTGATATTGACCATGCAAAGAAAGAAGCAGGAGATATTTGTTGGTATCTTGCAATGCTTTGCGAATCCTTCGGCTGGAGCCTTGATGAGATCATGCAGATGAATGTAGACAAGCTTAAGGCACGTTATCCGGAAGGGTTTGACATTGAAAGAGCAAACCACAGGGCGGAGGGCGATGTGTAATGGCAAGCTGCAGCAATGAGTTGATGAAAACCGAGTATTCCGAAACCTTTGATGAAAAACGCAAAGGATTGATTGAACAGTCGTATTACAAATACGGACCGGCAAGAATGAACTTTTCTACCGGAAATGTGGATGCAATCGAAAGTTTGAAAATGAATCTTTCCAAGTTTGAAGAGACCGGAAATCTTGAATATCTGTGTGATGTTGCAAACTATGCCATGTTCCGGTTTATGTTTCCACAGCAGGGCGAGTATTTCGAACATACGGACTCTGATTCATCTGCCGGGATCTTCGGTATGAGCGTAAATGAAATGGAACGATTCAAACAGGAACACAGCTTTGATGATGGGAGATATTGATATGATTTTAAAGATAATTGCTACGGCAATAGATGCCATTATGATGCTTAGCCTTATGATGCAACAAGTAAAGCAGACAGACAATAAATGCGCAATTGGGTATTTGCTTTCATACGCGATTTTTGCAATGAATATTATGGTCATTTGGAAATGATGGGCTATCGCCAAACGGTAAGGCACAGGATTTTGATTCCTGCATTCCGGGTTCGAATCACGGTAGCCTAATTGGTTGCATGCTGACGTTTCATGTAGCCACGTATGTTTTTCATATGTACTTGAACCCTTGGTTGAGTGATTCAAGCATTTGGGTTCCTCCTTTCGCCACTAGGACGATTCTGTTAAGGACGGTGCGAGACCGTCCGGTGGTATTTGTCGCAGAGGGCGGCATCTTGGCGTAAGACTATATGGTGTTGAGCGGTATCTGCTTTGTAATTTGCAGACGTGCAATCCATATAGCAGTCAATCATGGTTCGGGCATCTATCCCACGGTGTCCGAGCTGTGAAAATGTAATTCCCCTTAAGAAGTTAGGTGGTGGCAGAACGAAATGCAAGCAAAGAAGCTGATCGGTAAGAGTGTTGCCAAGTGATAGGCGGAAAATCATCCGTAATCAGCAACAACACCTTTTCAGAATCCGATTATGTGAGGTTCAAATCCTCACCCACCTATTCGGTCAAATTATGCTGTTTGCTTGCAGATGGTCTATGTTTTGGCTGTATGATACCACGGGCAATTATAATGTGGCGCAGAGGCATCAAGACCTCGAAATGGAAGCATTAAGACTTCGTTAAGTAGTAACAACGATGGGTATTCCTGCTGAATCATCGTTAAAACAAAACAGGATAGTGCCATGCATAGCACGTAAAACATATTGCTAACCGTCTTGTGGCGGTTTCGATCGGTTAGTCGAGCGGTAAGACACCACCCTTTCACGGTGGTAACACGAGTTCGAATCTCGTACCGATCATTAGCAGGATAGAGAAGTGGCAATCTTGCAAGGTTCATACCCTTGAGACCGGTGGTTCGAATCCACCTCCTGCAATTTTAATGGCTTGTAGTTCAGTGGTAGAACGACTGACTGTTAATCAGGATGTCGTGGGTTCGATCCCCACCTTGCCAGTTAGTATGCGTTGTCGGAATAGGTAGACGATATTGCCGTAGGTAATCAGTTGAAATCGGCAACTTAGATCACTGGTGCTAGCAACCATGGGAGCGGTGCAAATCCGCCCACGCATATTAAATTCCGGAGTAAGCATGGTAGCAGAATGGTGGTTCAAATCCACCTGCGGGCATAACTCCAGCAAGAAAGGTTCCCGCCGCTTCTTTCCTAATGTTCTTGGCGTTACAAAGAAAATTCGGCAGTGTTCCCATAATGGAATTGGAGCCGGTTGCTATCCGGTCGGGCGTTTGTTCGCCTTGTAGGTTCGAGTCCTACACACTGCGCTTGCCCGAAATAGGGCGTTGATGTGTGGCGGAATGGGTAAACGCTATGAAATGTCTATTGCAAAATGCAATACAGAGAAAGTATTTCTCAGGGACATTATGAGAAAATAAATCTTTTCTGCGAGGTTCGAATCCTCGCCATATCAATTCCTTATCTCCACTTAGTCGGGTGCTACTGCAATAGTTCCGGTCGATGGGAGACTTATGGATGGTAGCGGCATTATTGGTAACAGAAAACCCCTCAGTGATTAGAAATTGCAGATTTGAAAGCTGTTGGCATGGTTTTGGCTGACAGGGTTCGATTCCCTGTGTCGCTATTCGATGATAAAAAACATTTTGGAATATTTATATCAAACGAAAGACACGGAATCTCACGAGGATTCCGATTTTTGCTATGATTGGGGGCGTAAGAATGTGTGAATTTTGTGATAATGAATCGAAACAAATAATTGATGATAGAGAGAAGGATTCTATTTTGTACATTTCCGATTCAGAAAAAGAAATGAGAATTTTTCTTGAATATCTCAAAGAGAAAATGGACAACAACGGAAAAGAATGTTTCTTAGATGGAGAACATGATATTTTAAAAACAGAAAATTACAATGTTGTCTGTAAAAGTATTCATGGTACTCTACTTGGAGTCGGATATGGGTATTGCCTACATTACTGTTTTTCAAACAATTTTGATAAGAGTAAGTGCAACGATATGGAAAAATACTCGATGGAAGAAATTCTTGCGCACACAAGAGAGGGCGCAAAAGAAATATCGGAACTTGATATTTTGTATATGCTAGGATTAGTTTAAAAGGCGGTGGAATGATGAAGCAGGAAAAAGAAATTTTATGCACATGTATTAATCATGAAAATTGTCCATTAGACCCGGTTAGTTGCGGATGTTCAATAGAAACTACGACTTTTGAAGATGCTTGTAGAGGTGAAAGAACATTCATTCCGGGAATAATCGAATGTGATAAGTGAGGGTGGTTTATATGAAACATCAAAAAGAATGGCGCACTTGCGACAGGTGCGGAAAAGAAATAATAAGCTACAATAAAGAGTATGCATATATCAAAACAGAAGAGGTAAAACCTCTTCACGAAAAAAGTACATACACAGCCGAAGATATGGAAAAGGAAGTATTGCCAATGGTTATATGGATAAGAAATATGCAATACGACCTATGTCCTAAGTGCCGGAAAGACTTTAAGAGGTTTATGAAGAATGGAGTATGAAAGACAATGGCGCACTTGCGACAGGTGCGGTGCTGAAATAGAAAAGCCTAAAATATGGTATGACCGAATGTTCCCTTATCTAAGAACCGTAAATTTAAAAAGACCTATGTGTTTCAAAGAAATATCTGCAGAAATTGAACAAGGGAGAATAGAGCCGGTTATAAGCAGAGACGGTATAGACAGTATTATATTGGACGAATACTATTGCACAAAGACAAAGCAAATTGACTTATGCCCTAAGTGCAGGAAAGATTTTGAGGAGTTTATGAGAAATGACAGTTAATATGGGAACCCAAACCTATGAAATGAGCCGCAAGCAGGCAAAGGCTATCATTGGAACGGCTAAGAAACTTGCAAATTGCAACATATACGGCATTGAAAAAGGCAATGTGGTGATTATGCTGAATGAAAAGTATGAGGACGATATGAGCCTTAAAAAAGCCGTAGAGGGGTATAAGAAGAAAGGGTTCAAGGTGCATTGGAAATGAAAACACTAGTTGATTTTATCAAAAATTTGAAATCTTTTTATCAGTTTTATAAAGATTATAAATATAACGGTGCTGAATGTGAGTTTATTATCCAGAATTATCAAGAAGTTTTATGTAGCCGAACAAAAACTATGAGCAAGCCGACATATTATGCAAATTCCGTTATCGGAGAGATGGATAGGTGGTATGAAGATTCTTGGAAATCTATGTATAAATGCGAACCATTTGAGCCAGAAGAAGAAAAAATTATGATAAAATCCGATGGCAAAACCGCACAAGTGTTTATTGACGGCAAAAAAGTAAGCTGCACGGACATGGAGTTGCATTTTATCGCTCATGCAAAGCAAAGTCCAATGATTAAAGTTGATGCACGATGGCATAAAACGGATGAAAACGGAAATGCAATTCTGAATGAGGATAAGACTGCGATATTAACAGAGGGTATAAAAATAAATTGTTGAGGGGGCGAGATTATGAAAATATCAGAGATGAATATTTCGGTTAGATTATACGCAATTTTACACAAACACGGAATTGAAGCCATTGAAGATATGAGTAATTACACACCCGATGACATCATTCGTTGGAAAGATATTGGAAGGAGAACATTAGAAGAATTATTAAGTACAATGAAAAGCAATGGAATCAAGTTTAAAGGAGAATAAATCATATGAAGAAGAAAATTTTAGTAGTAATGTTGGCAGTTGGAATGGTAGCAACATCATTAACTGGATGTGCTTTCGAAACTGAATCAAAAAAGGTTACATATAATATGAAACAGGAAGCTGAGAACTTTAATGTTCTTAGAAGATTTGCAGTAATCAACACTCGTACTGATAAGGTTGAGTTTGAAATGATTGGTGCATTTAGTAGAGAGGATGCAACAGATGATCAGGTGACACTTGTTGTAGAGATGGAAGATGGTACATATAAGAGACATATTATTGGACTAAATGAAGATACGATGTATGTCATTGAGGATTTAGGTGGTGCTGAAGTGAATAAGTACAAGTATGAGGTTAATTATATTCCAGAGTCGATTGTACCATTTGAGATTACAGATAAAAAGTAAGCAAAAGAAACCGAAGTTTCCTTCGGGTGATAAGAAAATGAGAGAATACATAAATGTACTTGAAAACAGAATTGATGAATTAGAGAGATAATCAGACCAAGAAAATAGTCTTTAAATAATTTCCGAAACACTAAGAGGTGCGTACAATATTGGTGTGCTAAGAATAGCTTTTACTACTGACTACGCATATTACCGGCTAACAAATGGAGTTAGTCGCTAACCTAGAAAAAATTATAGGCAGAGGTCAAGGCACTTCTGCTTTTGCGGAGGTGCTTTTTATTTGGCAAGCATTGAATTGATAAATCAACTAAAAAGTAACGACAGTTACTTAAAACGCAAAGGGATACATCAAATTGTTGTTGATGGTGAAGCTGAAAGAGTATCAAATGCATATGTTTCATCTGTAAGACGTGGAATTTCTGATAAAGATATTCCGTTTTCCCTTAAATTATCCAGCAGAGTTAAAAAAATTATAGATAGTCTTATCTTTGAAATAACAGGATTTCATATACCGGCAATGGAATACTACTGTTTTGAAAACGATATAGAATTTCAACTTTTAAATGACTACTATGAGATTTTATTGCTTGAATCTCCGTATCTTGTTGATAGTTTTTTTAGATACATAGAATTAGACACAAAAGATCCATATAAAAGATTTTATTTTCCGCGACAAATAGTTTTAAAGCCGGTTGTATCAGCGTATCAAGAAATTTATGATGGGAAATTGGATTTTCTGTCTGTATCGCAACCAAAAAGAACCGGGAAAACAACAGGCGGTCTGAAATTGGCGGAGATGATGGGCGGACGCGACCCAGACGGAAGTATATTCGGTGTTGGAAAAGGCGAAGGACTTGTAAAAAGATTTTACGGCGGTTTATTACAGGATTTTGAAACAGAACAAACATATAAGCGATTCTTAAATGTTTTCCCAGAAGCAACAAAGATAGGCGAAAAGGACTATAAAAGTGCTGAAAACCTATCAATCGACCTTAAGAGCAAAAATATTTTCCCGACATTTACATGCCGTCCGATTGATGGTGCAATCGTAGGGTGTACCGAAGCAAATGTGCTTGTCTATATTGATGACTGCGTTAAAAACCATGAGGAAGCACGAAATAGAGATAGATTAGAGTTTCTTTGCGAGAAAGTAACAGACGATGTCCTTGGTAGACGATTAGAGGGAACGCCTATTATCATACAGGGAACGAAATACAGCTTGTATGACCCGATTACGGCTTTGCAAAATAAAGCTGATGAATTGGAGTGGAGATGGAAAGAAGTTGCTATTCCGGCACTTGACCCAATCACAGATGAAAGCAATTGGGAGATTTATCGAAAAGATAAAAAGGGATTGCGGAAGATATTCACAACCGTTTACTACCAAAAGGAAAGAAAACTTGTTTCGGAAGAAACGTGGGCGGCAGAGTTCCAACAAGAACCATTTGAAGCAAAAGGGAGAATGTTTGCGGAGAATGAGCTTAATTATTTTGAGGAACTTCCTGTTGATCGAGAACCAGATGCAATTATGGCGGCTTGTGATAGTGCAGATAAGGGAGAAGATAGCTGCTCAATGCCAATTGGCTATGTGTACGGCAACGAGGTTTATATCGTAGATGTAGTGTTCGACAATGCCGGAACACAGTTTACCAAGCCGGAATGCGCAAATATGCTTATTAAGCACAACGTAAAGACGGTTACATTCGAGAGTAACAGTGCCGGAGAATATTTTGGTCGAGATGTAATGGAAATTGTAAAAAAGCAAGGCGGAAGATGTAGCGCGCGATTCAAGTTTAATTGTTCAAACAAAATAACTCGAATGGAAAATGCGAGAGATAATATCATTCGTGATTATTATTTTCGCGATTTCAAGAAAATGGACAGGCAGAGCCAATATTACAAGTTTATGAAAGAACTTACAACCATGACAAGAAGTGGAAAAGTAAAGCATGATGATGCACCGGATTCAGTTGCTTTGTTTGAGAACGAGATGCGAAGCGGAACACAAGCAAAGGTAGAAGCGGCAGTAAACCCATTTAGGAGGTATTAGGATATGACAACAGACAAATATCTTTCACAGATAAGCAGAATTGACCATGCGATTGCAAATAAGCTGGAAGAAATCAAAAGGCTATCCGATATGGCAACATCTATATCCATATCTCCGAAAGAGGTGGATGTGCAATCATCCGGAAATCCCGACAAAATGGGAAGTGCGGTATCAAAAATTGTTGATCTGCAGAACGAAATTCAGACGCTTGTAGATGAATTGGTTGATAAAAGACGGATTATCATATCGCAAATTGACAGTATGGATAATACAGATGTGTACATCGTGCTTTCATCACATTATGTCAATGGAAAAGATTGGAACTTGATTTCTGTCGAGATGAAGTATTCCTACAGGAACATTATGAAACTTAGAAAAAGAGCTTTGCAGGAGTTTGAGAAACGTTATGGACGGCTTTATTCCGAAAAGAGTGCATAAAAGTGCACAATAGTTCACACTCTTTCACAACATTTCCTAAAATTTGCGTGGTATACTAAAAGAGTAGAAAAGCAAAATTCTACACCCCCATGTACCCAATTAAAGGCACTGTCAGAAATGGCAGCGCTTTTTTGTTGTAAGAAAGAGGTTGCTATGAAAAAAGTAACTATATATTGCCCGGATTGCGGAAGAATTGCCGGACATTACGATGGAAGATCTACGATAGATCATCCATGCAAATGTAAAAAATGCAATCATCTTGTAATTTATCGCGTGGCAACAGGAAAAGTTGAAACAAAGCCAATACCGGAGCGTGCTTGCAGTAGCGGAGTTTTATTTATATGAACACACAGTATTTTCACGACCTTGTAAAAGGCAGATATGGAAGAAAAATTGCATATGCTGACGTTGAACAGATTACGGCAGACAACATCGTGAAGGTTGTTGGAAACTGCATTGGTGCATTCTATTTCAACAAGACGATTATCCGGTATCTGTGGCACTACTACAAGGGCGATCAGCCGGTATTGTACCGAACAAAGATACAAAATGCGGATATAACCAATAAGGTATCTGAAAATCACGCCTATGAGATTGTTCAATTCAAGGTAGGTCAGACTTACGGTGAGCCGATTCAGCTTATCAGCCGGAAAGACGATGACCGGATAAACAATGCGGTTGACGAATTTAATGACTATCTGACCGATGCTAACAAGCAGGAAAAGGATATTAAAGCCGGAGAGTGGCAGTCAGCAACCGGAACGTCATTTAAGGCGGTGCAAATCGCTGATGGAGATATACCATTTAGAATTGTTGCACCTACGCCAATGAATACGTTTGTTATCTACAGTCGTTCCACGGAAGAACCACTTTTAGCAATCCAAGAGCTTAAGGATGCCGATGGACAGATGTATAAACTCTGCTACACGGACTCTTACGAATGCAAGATTGTAAATGGAGAGGTTCGAGATTGGAAACTGCATGGCTTTGGCGGAATCCCGATTGTTGAGTTTCCGAACAACCATGAGCGCATTTCTGATATTGAGCTTGTGATCGGACTATTGGATGCAATCAATACAATGCAGTCAAACCGAATGGATGGCGTTGAGCAGTTTGTTCAGTTTTGGATAAAGTTTGTAAATTGCGACATTGACCCGGAAACCTTTGAAAAAATGAAGATTTCCCATGCGCTGACCGTAAAATCCAACAATGAGCAAAATAAATCAGATGTTGACATTATGACACAAGAGTTGAATCAGACAGAGTGCCAGGTTGCAAAGGATGATTTGTGGGATAATGCACAGTCCATTCTTGCCATACCAAATAAGAACAACAATAATTCCGGTGGAGATACACAGGGAGCGGTTGAGCTTAGAAACGGATGGGACTTCTCAAAGTCGAGAGCAAAACTGAAAGACCCAATTGTAAAGTCGGCTGAAAAAAGACTTGCGAAAGTTGTTCTGAATGTGATTCGCATACAAGATCACGATTTGGGACTGAGTTTGCGCGACTTTGATGTTCAGATTAACCACAGCCCACAAGACAATATGTATACCAAGTCGCAGACACTATATCAGCTTTTACAAGCCGGTATTCATCCGCTTGTGGCAATTAAATCTGTCGGACTTTGGGGAGATGCGGAAAAGACATTCCTGTTGTCAAAGCCATACTTGGATAATCTGTGGAAAACGATTGATGATGTAGAAGCACAGGAACAAAAAGCACAAGAATTGATAAATAAAATGAATACAGATGGCACAGAGAGCCAGACAAACAAAGATAAGACAGTCACCGAGTAATCGGCGGCTGTTTTTATTTTATAAAAATTCGCAAAGTTGTGAGCGTAAAAATCAACAATGTCGTTCGGTGTCGTTGCACCGTATAAAAATTCGTATGACATATCGGAGGTAATGAATGAAGAGAGAAGATCTGATTGCTATGGGATTAAGCGAGGAAAACGCAGACAAGATCATGGCAGATTACGGAAGTTCCGTACAGAGAGCCAAAGCAAAGGTTGACGAGTACAAGACAAAGGCTGACAAAGCTGAAGAGTTGCAGAAGCAGCTCGATGATATCGAACAGGGAAAGCTCACGGAAGTAGAGCAGGCAAATAAGAACCTCGAAAAAGCCAATGCGAGAATCGCGGAACTTGAAAAAGCGCAGGCAATAGCCACGCAGAGAGCCGATGCCGCATCTAAATTTAATGTTACCGCAGAGCAGGCAGCGCAAATTGTAAAAGACGATGGCAGCTTTGATTATGACGTTCTTGGAAAGATTATCTCTGAAAAAGAGACCGCCGCAGCACAAGCCAAGGAGCAGGAGATTGCAAAAGGCAGTACGAATCCGGGAGGTGGCACGGCTGGCGGCGATAAAGCCGGTACAGATAATAAGACAAATGCTGAAAAGATAGCAGAAAGCCTTATATCTAACGCACCTAAGAACAATGACGTTTTATCACATTACATTCAGCAATAACAGGAGGTAAGAAATGGCAAAGGAAATGAATATGCAGTATGAAAAGACTTTATACGCAGGAGATGTTCAGATTTTAAAGAGAGAGCCTAATGAAGCAATCCCATTAACACTTGATTTTGATGGCGTGACAACTAAAAACGCACAGGGCAAGAAGATTGTCAAAGCAGGTACTCCAATCGGAGCAAATGGCAAGGCTGACAATACGGCTACGGTAGTGGGTATTTTGAGATTTGATGTAACAGAGGACAGGCCACAAGGAGTGCTGCTTAAGAAAGCATATCTTAACACGAAAGTAGCAGAAGCGCATTCCGGCGTTACATATGACGCAGAAGTTAAGACAGCTCTTCCAATGATTGTATTTGAATAATAACAGGAGGTAAATAGATGTTAATTAATGAAGTATTAGACAGTAAGTCTATCGCATTATCGGCAACAGAAAACGCTAGTAATCAGATACCTTATCTTGGTTTACAGTGGTTTCCAGAAAGAAAGAAGCAGGGACTTGATTTAAGTTGGATTAAGACACACAAGGGTTTGCCGGTTTCACTTGCGCCATCTAATTTTGACACAATCCCAACTCTTAGAGCTAGAGGCGGATTAAGTAAGGAAAAAACACAGATGGCATTTTTCCGCGAGGGAATGACAGTTGGTGAAGAGGAAATGCTTGAAATCGAGCGTATTCAATCAGAAGACGACCCTTACCTTGCAAGTGCTTTATCAAGTGTATATGACGACACTAACAACCTCGTAAGCGGCGCAGAAGTTGTACCGGAGCGCATGAGAATGTCACTTCTTTCTACAAATGCAGGTCATCCGGTAATTGCTATTGTAAGTGATGGCGTTCAGTACGCTTATGATTACGATAAGGATGGCTCATACGCAAAAGACCATTACGCAAAGTTATCCGGCACAAGCATGTGGAGCGATACAGCTAATTCAAAGCCACTTACAGACCTTAACAATGCAAGAAAGAAGTTACAGAAGCAGGGTAAGATTGCTAGATACGCACTTATGAACAGCAATACATTCCAATATCTGCTTGACAATGCACAAATAAGAAACTCAATTCTTGCACAGAACCTTACAGCAACTATTGAGGTTGACGATGATACTGTTATTTCGGTGGTACAGAAGAGGGCGAAGCTCACTATCGTACTTTACGATAAGATGTACATTGATGATGATGGCAAAGAGCAGTACTTCTACCCGGATAACAAGGTTACACTTCTTCCAGAAGGCAGCCTTGGAAGCACTTGGTTTGGCACTACACCGGAAGAAAGAACTGCAAGACAGGTAGCTGATGTTGATGTAACAACATATGGTGTAGGTATTACAGTCGCTACAAAGACAGAGTATGGACCACCTATGAAGATGTCAACATTTGCATCTGAGGTTGTACTTCCATCATACGAGAATATGGATAGCACATTTGTATATGAGGTTCATAGCGAAGAGTAGGGGGTGCAACTATGAAATATCCATATATAGTGATTCATAATGGTAAATGGTACAACGCAGGAGAAGAGGTGCCGGAGAGTAATTCTCCGGTATCTTCCGTTGGATATACAAAGACCGAAATCAACAGAATGAGTACCGCAGACTTGCAGAAACTTGCCGCAGAGCAGGGAATTGAAAACGCACAAGCAACAAGCGGTGCGGAACTGAAAGAAATTCTGATTGCAAAGTTTAAATTGTAGGAGATCGCTTATGTCATACACGCTTGTCGAACAAGTAAAAATTCGTTTAAAACAATTTCATATAGAAGAGGTAGAGGACGAAACGACCGGAGAAAAGTCCGATAAAGTTGTGTTTGATGAAAAAGAATGTAACCCTTTGATTGAACAGCTTTTAGAGCAGGCAAGAAAAGAGATTATCAGCAGACGGAACTATCCGGACACATACACGCAAGACCAGATTGACAGTGATGTTAAGAACTATGAAAACATTATGGTCAATTTGGCAGTGTACGACCGGTCGCAGGCAGGAGAAGCATACATGGCAAGTCTTTCCGAAAACGGTGTGAGCCGGACATGGAAAGACCGTGAAAGCCTTTTTGTTGGAGTGTTTCCGTTTGTAAAAGCAATGTAATCAAAGAAGATTGAGCGTGACCATATTGCCAGTGTCGGTAAAATGGTTGCAGGCGGCGCACATTAAGCGGTGGTGGGCAGTGCGTCAAAAGGAGATTCAAATGAAAAGTATTTTGATTCAAACTTATCTTGTAGTGCTTCCGATAGTGCTTGGATATATAGTTTGGCTTCTTAAACAACAAAAGAAAAGCAGGGATGCGAACAGTAAAGGAACAATGCTCCTTTTGCGTGTCCAGCTTATTGAATACCATGCAAAGTACACCAGAATCGGAGAAATACCGTCATATGCCTATCAGAACTTCTGTGAGATGTATGATGCGTATCATGCGTTAGGTGGAAATGGAATGGTTACGAAAATGAAACATGAGATTGAAGAGATTCATATAGGGAAAGGAGATAAAAGCCATGAGGAATTGGAAGGATTGGACTAAGAAAGCCGGCATCCGAGCAATCAAGACTGTTGCGCAGGCAGCGATTGCCGGAATCGGAACGGCGGCATTTATGGGCGCGGTGGATTGGAAATATGTTCTTTCTGCATCAGTCCTTGCCGGGGTGTTATCGCTTCTGACGAGTGTTGCCGGAATCCCGGAGGAAAACACCAATGCTTGACATTAACAAGCAGGAAATGAAGTATTCGCAATCCGGTCAGAGGGTATTCATCCCACAAACTGACGAAAATGGAGATATTGTCTATGAAGGGTACAAGGATTCCGATGGGAACTTTGTACCTTATTTAGATTCCGAAGGCAACAAGATTCCAAAAGGCGAGGAAGTTGAAGGGTTTTCAGAACCTACGACATTCCAAGCCAATATCAGCAATAAGCTGTCGGAAGCCCTTGTGAAAGAATTTGGAATTGATGATAGTACATCATACTGTCAGCTTGTCACGGATAAAGGATATTTGCCACTGAAAGCCGGTGATGTGGTGTGGAAACGTTCGGAAGTCAAGCACACTGATGATGGACTTGTGGATTCAGAAACCGCAGATTACATCGTAAAAGGTGTTGCTGATGAAGGATTGACCACGGATTTGTTCCTTCTTCGGAAGAATATTAAGTAGGTGATTGCATGAAAAAGAAACCTATTTCAATGACACTATCCACTAAGTCCATACAAGACACTATAAAGAAATTAGAGCAGTACCGCGATAGTTTACAGGCTAAATGCGATTTACTTGTTTCTAGGCTTGCACAGGAAGGTCAGACGGTGGCAATAAAACAAATATCGAAATCTCCAATCGGAAACACGATAACGGTAAGGGTAGATAAAGCACCACAGTTAATGACCTCAAACGCGATTCTGATTGCAACCGGAAAAACGGTAACGGCAGAAGATAGAGAACCGTTCTATACTTTGTTGGCGGTAGAGTTTGGAGCCGGTATTTTTTACAACTCCAAAGAGAACCCGAAAGCACCAGAACTTGGATTCGGTGTCGGCACGTATCCGGGGCAAATACACTCTTTTGAAGATGGTTGGTACTATTGGGACGATAAGACCGAAACATGGCGTTATACCCACGGTATCAAAGCCACAATGCCTATGTACAATGCGGAACAACAGATTATTCAACAGTATGTAAAGATTGCAAGGGAGGTATTCGGTGGAAAATGATTTAAATGGGTGGGCGATTTATTTTGAAGATACCGTTTACCGATTGCTGAAAGTTTACATGGAAAGCAAAGAAAGCGGAATCAAGGTAACACAGGACGAGGAATCAAACGGAACGCCTGTTTTTCCAACACTTCTTATACAACAGATTGGATTCACAGAAGCTGGGAGAGATACGGAGTCCTATTTTATTAACGCAATTCGCCCGACATTTCAAATTACAATAACGAATAAAGGGAAAAGAGAAAAGATTAAGGACATTGCAGAGTGTGCAGTGTCCTTTTTTAAATCAAAAAATTTTGATGTGTCAAATGCTGTGTTCACGATTTCCAAACAAGTGCGCACGGCAACTTTTCGCGTATCGCGAATTATTGGAGCGTATGAAAATTTAGCATAGCCGCAAGGCAGAAAGGAAGCAGAAAATCATGGCATCAACAAGTTATAAGTCGCGTGTGATTATTAAAGAGCACACAGCGGAACAAGCCGACTTTGCAGGGACTTACAACCTTTTACTTGCTGCAAAGTCTATTCCATCTCCGGCATCTCCACCAAACACGGTTGAGTCAACCACGATGGAAGACCCACAGCAGACATTTGAGAAAGGTATTAAGACAGCGGATTCCCGGGAAATCACCGGAAACCTTGCAAAAGAATATCTGGAAAACATCGAAAAGCTGGGAGATAAAAAGGTTGACATTATCCACCTGTACGGTACAGATGGAATCGGTGGCGTGGCAAAATACGCATACACCGGAACTGTTACCGCGACACCGAATGATGTAGGCGGTGTAGATGAAATCCTTGAAATGACCGCAACTGTTATTCCGAGCACGGCATCAGAGCTTGTTACGGATAAGCTGAAAGTCGTTGATAACAACGATGGAACATTCACTGTAACAGTGGTGGGGTAAAAAGCCTATCGGACGAGCAATCGACCGCACCGGTAGGCGAGGATGATCGGTCGATAGCAGAACTTGAAGCAATAAGATAAGCAACAATGGGGCGGTGGCAACACTGCCCCTTGCCAATATAGGGCAGAAAGGCAAGGTAAAACATGAAAGTTAAATTAGGTGGAAAAGAATATACAATTCAGTTTGCAACAAGACCATCGTTAAAATCACATATCTTACAGGATATTATGAAGACACAGGACATGGAAGATATTTCTTCTATGGAAGATATTCTTCTTGAAACACTTCCTAAGACGCTTCTTGTGGGATTGCAGATGCATCACAATGAAGAATTTGGATATGATTACAAAACAAACGATGGTTACGATGAGAAGCTTGAGAAGGTGTCCGACATTCTCTATGATGCGATTGACACAAACGAGATTAACTGCATGGATTTATTCGCTGATATGCAGGAGGAAATGATGACAAACGGTTTTTTAGCGCAGATGATGGAGTCGTTGGAGAGAGCGCAGGAGCAGGAGAAAGAGAAGAAAAAGACCCCATCCAAAGCGAAAGTCAAGAATTAACATGGGAATATTACGTTGCGGAAATCCGTCCGTTTTACCTTATGGTAACGAAAGGCTACGGATTTTCCATTGATGATATAGATATGATGAATCCAGAGTTGCTTAAGCCTTATGTGGATGCATATAAGGCAGAATGGAAGCAACGCGACATGGAAATGTATATGTGGTTCGGAAGATATGCAACGTCAGCACTTGTGACCGCAATAGACGCGACATTCGGCAAGGGTAATAGTAAGTACGTGAAAGAAACTTGCTATGATTCCATCGAAAAGCAGAATACGGACGATCCCGATGCTGAGATACGAGAAATGCTTAAGGCGGAAGAAGCATGGGCGGCTGAATCAAGGAAATCACATTTACCAAAGCCAAAGATAGTTTAAGAAAAGAGGTATTACCATGGCAGTAATTATCGGAAGTGCGCGACACGATGAACACGGAAACTGCTATTCTGGCGGAAAAGCCGGAGACCAGACCGGACAGGAAGTGTCTACGCAGAAGTTTTATAACCATTCTAAGGGATGGTACGTGCTAAGGGCGAAGGACGATAGGGTTGCGGAGAAGTTAGCTGAAGCTATGCAGATTGCATCTGACAATAAAAATATCGGCTATGACCAATCGGAACGCTACGGAGTCATTAAGCATGGCATTAACACAAAGGTCAAGACGGAATGCGATTGTTCTTCTCTTGTACGTGCTTGTATTATCTATGCATCCGGTAAGGATGTGGGAGATTTCAATACATCCAATGAACGACCGGTAATTTTGAAATCCGGTTTGTTTGATGATATGGGGTCTTATCATGCCGGGTTTATTCTTCGCAACGGAGATATTCTTGTGACACGCGTAAAAGGGCACACAGTTATTGTTGTAAAAGGCGCAAAGAAATGCAAAACCAAGTATTATCCGAAGTATACCGGAAATTCCGGTTCAATAGTCGAAGCATTAAAAGCGGTTGGGGAAGATGATGTGTCGAAAGAACATCGTGCGGAAATCGCAAAAAAGAACGGATTTTCCAATTTCAAGTTTACATCAGAGGAAAATTCAAAGATGCTTTCTCTTCTGAAAAAGGGAAAACTGAAAAAGTAATTCAAGGGCGGTAAGGGTCAAATCTTACCGTCTTTTTCTTATGTAGAAAGTTGGTGGATAAATGGAATTAGAGTCTCTTGAAATAAAAATCCAAGCGCAGGCACAACAGGCAAGCGGTCAGATAGATGCGCTTGTGACAAGACTTGGGCGATTATCTTCCGCGCTTTCTGGGCTTAGTACCGGAAATCTGAATAGTCTTTCCACAGGGGTAAACAGACTCGCAGGGGCAATGACGGCAATGCGTGGAATTGACACACGGACTTTTTCTGCAGTTGCAAGAAATGTAAGCAAATTAGGCTCTATCAACAGCAAACAGATTAATGCTGCGGCTGGTTCTATGCGTCAGATTTCCAATGCGGTAAAAGGGATTTCTGGAATGTCGGCATCTGTTAAGGGTCTGACCGAACTTGCATCTGCAATCAAACAGCTTGGCTACCAGAGTTCCACCAAGGCGATTGAAAATATTCCGAAACTTGCAGTTGCTATGCGACAGCTTATGTCTGAACTGTCGAAAGCCCCTAGCGTGAGCCGGAATATTATTGACATGACAAATGCATTGGCAAAATTATCGCGTACCGGTGGAGCGGCAGGGACAGCGGCAAAAAGCATCACAAGCTCATTTAGCGGATTTAGTTCCAGTGCTTCTGCGGTTACCAAGAAGTCGTTCTCCCTTGCGTCTGCAATCGGAAAAGTGTATGCAACGTATTGGGCTTTATTTCGCGGATTTAGGCTACTTGGAGACGCCATTGACATATCATCCTCACTGACAGAGGTTGAGAACGTTGTAAGGCAGACATTCGGGCAGTATGAAAGCCTAATTAACAATTTCGCAAAAACATCAATTGAAAAATTTGGTATGTCTGAATTGTCCGCGAAACAGTTTGCAAGCCGTTTCCAGGCCATGGGAACTGCCCTTGATATTCCGCAAGGGCAGATGGCAAAAATGTCTATCCGGTTGACAGAATTAGCCGGAGATATGGCTTCATTCTATGATGTGAGCCAAGAAGATACTGCCAAGAGTCTGCAATCTGTATTTTCCGGTACTACGGCACCTATGCGGCGTTATGGTATCGACTTGACACAGGCAACATTAAAGGAATGGGCGTTAAAGCAAGGACTTGATGCGAACATTTCTTCAATGACGCAGGCTGAAAAAGCCATGTTGCGTTATCAGTATGTGCTTGCGCATACAACCAATATCACCGGAGATTTCGCACGTACAGCCGATACATGGCATAACCAGATAACCATGCTTAAAGAGAACTTCAAAGCACTTGGAGCGGTTGTTGGTGGTGGTTTAATCAATGCATTCAAGCCATTTATCAAGGTGCTTAATTCAGTTCTGCAAAAGGTTATTTCCTTCGCAGAGATGGTAACAAATGCTTTAGGTTCTATCTTCGGATGGAAGTATGAAGCAAGCAAAGGGGCAGGAATCAGCGGTCTTGCTGATGATATTGGAAGCGCATCTAATGGCATGGACGATTTAAGTGATGCCGCAGGAAGCGCAGGGAAAAACACAGGCGGTATCGCAAAGAATGCCAAGAAAGCAAAAAAGGAAATCCAGCAGGCAACTCGTGCATTTGATGAATTAAAGGTTATTTCAAAACAAAGTAAAGATAATACTTCCGGTTCCGGGAATAAAGGTTCTGGTTCTGGATCTGGTTCAGGTGCTGGTGGCGGCACCGGTGCTGATGGTGGATTAGTTCAGACGGACACCATCTTTAAGAAATTCAAAAGCAAAATCAAAGACCTTGAAGGACTTGGAAAAGCAATCTCCGGCGCGTTAATTAAAGCAATGAAGAAAATTAAATGGAAAGAGGTGTATGCAAAAGCCGAAGGATTTGGAAGAGGATTGGCTCAATTCCTCAACGGACTGTTTAAAGGGCAAAAAGGTACAACATTATTCGGAGAAACCGGAAAACTGATTGCCAATTCACTAAACACAGTGCTTCATGGATTGGATTCGTTTGGCACGACATTTAATTGGAAACAATTTGGAAATTCAATCGCAGACGGAATTAACAAGTTTTTCCAAAACTTTGACTTTGCATTATTAGCTAAAACGCTTAATTCGTGGGCGCAAGGTGCGTTTGATGCAGTTACGACAGCATTAAGTAAAATTTCTTGGAAGGATGTATGGAAAGGTGTCAAGGAGTTTTTAAGCAACTTAGATGTAAAGACAGTCGCAATTATCATCGGTGCACTGACAATCAAAAAAATCCTTGGATTGCATCTTGCAAAAACCGCACTTGATATAATCGGAACTTCCATTTCAAAATCAATAGCTGGTTCACTTGCATCAAGGCTTGGCGTTGAAATTGCGGCAAATGAGGGAATCTCGGCAGTATTGTCTACCGCTTTGTCAAAAAAAATAGGTGGGGCGTTTGCTACACTTGGAACAACTGTTTCAGCTGGTGTCAAAGCTTTATTCGGTAGCGGTGCGGCAGAGAGCGCACTTTCTTTTATCAGTCCGGTAGCAAAAGCTATAACCGGGATTGGATCTGTTGCAATTGGCGCGTTTACTGCAATATCAAACTTTGTGACCATGCTAAAGAACGGATTCAGTTGGCTTAATGAAGCACTTATGCTTGTCGGAGTTACGATTACGGCAGTCGGAGCGGTTATTTTAGGGGTAGCGGCAGCACCGGCAGCGATTACCGCAGGAATAGTAGCCGCTGTTGCAACGGCAACTGTAGTAGTCAAGGATCATTGGAAAGAAATAAAAGAAATTTTCTCAAAAGCCGGAGATTGGTTTAATACTAATGTGATTAAGCCAATAAGCGGATTTTTTGAGGGATTATGGAAATCCGTTTCCGGTTTTTTCTCTTCTTTATGGAAAGATATATCCGGTGTATGGAAAACAGTTTCTGGATGGTTCAATACTAATGTTATAACTCCTATTGTTTCATTTTTCCAAGGATTTTCGAAAAGAGTTGGTCAAATCTTTGAAGGATTGTGGATCATTGTCAAGGCTGTATGGATTGTTGTTTCTGATTGGTTTAAATCAAAGGTAATAGAGCCAATAAAGAAGAATTTTGAATTATTGAAATCGGCAGTATCAACTGCATTCAAGGTTCTATGGACAACTGTAAAATCGGTATGGGCGGTGGTTTCCGGTTGGTTTAAGGAGCATGTTACAACACCTATCAAGAATGCTTTTAGCTCAGCAAAAGAATCTATTCAGAAAGCTTTTAGCGCGGCAAAGACAGCGGTAACCGGGGCGTGGAATAGTGTTTCTAGTTGGTTTAAAGAACATGTAACCACCCCGATAAAAAATGCTTTCTCGAAGATGAAAGAAAGTGTAGCTGAAATATTCAGCAAATTATGGAATAGCGTGAAAAGTGGTGTTGCCGGGGCAATGAACACCGTAATTTCAAGAATTGAAACAGCAATAAATTCATTGATCGGTGGAGTGAATACCGTTTTGAGAGGGTTCAACAGTGTTGTTTCTGCGGCGGCTAAAGTAGCAAAGGTAAAGTGGAGCGGAGTCGATCTTGTGCCGAAAGTGAGCCTACCTAAAGTAAAGGCTTATGCAACGGGCGGTTTTATGGATAAATATAGCATAGCAACAGTTGGAGAAAATGGACTTCCGGAAATTATGGGAACAGTCGGAGGTAAGCCAGCGGTCGCAGGAAGCCAAGAAATTACCGGAATCAAAGATGCTATCAATTCAACATCTGCGCAAGAGGTTTCCTTACTGCGACAACAAAATCAGTTATTACAAGCTATTTTACAGAAAAATTTCGGAATTACTACAAACGACATAGGAAAAGCTGCAAGGGATTATGGTAGAGAACATTACAATCGAACCGGAGACAATGTATATGTTTTTTAGTGACTTCTATAATAGAACGTGATATAATTCTAAATAAATCATATCACAAGAAAGGAGTCATTATGAGAAGCACAAAAAAATTATTAGTAGCGATGGGGTTGGCATTTGCCGTTTTGATTTCGGCTATGCCAATCCAAAATGCAGATGGGAAACAGATTGTTGCACAGGCGGCAACTATCAAATTAAGCAGAAAGACTCTTAATTTAAAAATTGGAGAATCCGCAACATTAAAGATAAGCGGAATGAGGAAAACTGCTAAATGGAGTAGTGGCAATAAATATGTTGCTTCTGTAAACAAGTCTGGAAAGGTTCTGGCGGTTGGAGAAGGAACAACGTACGTAAAAGCAAAAATTGCAAAGAAAACGCTTTCTTGCAAAGTTACCGTCACTTCTTCCTTTAATGCGAACAAGGTAAAGAAAAACATCTCAATTGAATACCAAGATAGTGGTCATGGAGTTGTTGCTATCTTGAAAAACAACAACAAGGTAAATGTTGATCTGGACGCAAAACTTGTATACTACAAAAACGGTAAAATGCTGGATAGCAAAAGCGATTGTAACAGAGCTTTTGAATCCGGTAAGGAATGTGTTCTTTATTTTGACGCACCGAGCGATTCTGATTATAACGATGTTTCTTATGATAACTATAAAATGTCGTTGAGTGTTGATGAAGCAACAAATGCTGTTTGTGATGTTCGCAATATAATGGTTCAATCGGACATTGGAGCAGATAATGTTACGGTTGAAGCTACAAACGATTCCGGAAAAGATTTTTCATTTGTGAAAATTTCTTGCTTAATGTATGATGCATCTGGCAACTTGATCAAATATGATTATCATTATGCAGAATGTGAAAAGAATGGAGACACCGATTATTTCTCGTTTAGTTTTCCGTACGATTCAAATTACGATACGATCTATCCGAGCAGTTATAAGATATATGTTGATGAAGCATATACATATACTTGGTTACAATAAAAATTGAAAGATAAATGATACTTAAGCCGTGGAAACACGGCTTATTTTAATTCCAAAATCGGATTGACACAAAATCAAAAATAGTCTATCCTTATTACTAAGGAAACAACCTTATCCGTGAAGATGCGGATTACTTACTTGAACGCCATACTGTACGAAAGAGGAAACCAATGTGATTTCACAAGTGGCTTCCTCTTTTTTATTCAGATAAAAATGTATGGAGGTAGACACGAATGAAAAAATCACAACTTATGCTTAAGATTCAAAATGGCATTGAGGTATTCGAGAATCCAATATTCGGACAGATCAGAATGGTCATGGTCGATGATGAACCATGGTTTGTTGGAAAGGATATATGCGAAGTATTCGGAGATACGAATTACAGAAGAAGCCTTTCAAATATTGATGATTCTGATAAGGGTGTGTCACAAATTGATACTCTAGGTGGAAAACAAAAAATGACGATTGTTAATGAAAGCGGCTTATATTCCTTGCTTTTTCAAATGCAACCGCAGAAAGCAAAGGGTGTGTCACAAAACGACTCCCTTATAAACGAAAGAAAAGAGAAACTTCATAAGTTCAAACGTTGGGTAACATCCGAGGTTCTCCCTACAATCCGTAAAACAGGTGGGTATGTCAATAATGATGAATTATTTATTTCTACTTACCTACCATATGCAGATGAAAACACTAAACTGATATTTTCACAGACATTAAAAACTGTTAGAGAGCAGAACGAAACCATTAAAAGACAGCAGAAAGAAATCATCCATAAGGAAGATGTTATTATCGGACTCGTTGATGATATTGACTTGGCAACCAAGAGACAGCGGATAACGCAGATTGTCCGTTTCGGTGCCGATGGAAAGTATCAAGAACGCTATTCGTTGCTTTATGGAGAATTTGAAAGGAAATATCACTGCAACCTTAAATCAAGGATGGAAGGGTGTACACTCAAACCAAAAGTAAGAAACAAGATGGATTATATCGACAGGGAAATGGGAATGATTCCGCAGTTGTACGAAATCGCTTGCAAACTTTTTGAAAACGATGTAGAAAAGCTGAAATCTGAATGGGAATCAGTAGTAGCTTAAAATTTAATCAAATGGATAGCATCTACCAAACGGTAGGTGCTATTTTTATACCCATTTTTAGGAGGTAAACGATGGGATATGGCGGATATTTAGTAAAGTTTGGCAATTATACCATACCGAACAATTTAATAAAGCAGGACACGTTTAGTTCCTATGTAAATATGCAGGACAAAGACCCATGGACGGATGAAAACGGATATGAACATCGTGATGCCGTGGAACTGAAAGCCTTAAAAGTCGAGTTTGAAACCAAAGCCATGCTGACCGAAAAACAGTTTGACGATTTTTGGAAGAACATCGAAAAGAACTATACCAAGGCAAAGGAGCGCGGTGGCTATATCACGGCATATGTGCCGGAGAAACGCGGATATGTGACACAGTACGGATATATTGCTGACATTCAGCCTACGTTCTATTCTGTGGCACATGGGAAGATAAAATATGACGCAATCAAATTTTCGTTTGTAGGTGGTGTATATGATAAATAGCAGTTTGAAAGAAAAGTATTGGGATTCCTCGACAGATAAACAGATGGTCATATCTGTTGTTGGAACGAATCAAAAAATAGACAATTCGATGCTTGAAATCGGTACGTTTGCACTTGAAGAAAGTCTTTGTTCGGAGTCTGAATTAAAGTTTGGAGCGTGCGAAGCGAATTGCTTAAAATTCACAGCAAGAAACACCGCAGGAAACATTATTGGAAAGACAATCTCTATCGAAGAAACGATTGACGGAGATAGCGAAAATTCGATGCCATACGGAGTTTTTAAGGTTGCATCCGATGTTCCTACGGCTGACCGAACAAAACGGCAGATTACGGCATATGACGCTATGTATGACATTATCAATACGGATGTAAAGTCTTGGTATGCAGGACTTAGTTTTCCAATGACGCTTAAGCAGTTCCGCAATAGCTTCTTTGCGCATCTTGGAATTGCGCAAGTTGAAACAAGCCTTGTCAATGATTCTATGACGGTCAATAAGACGATTGTAGCAACACAGACGGACGATTCAAGTGCGGTAACAGAAGAATCCGCTATCAGTGGAAAAACCGTTGTAACTGCAATCTGTGAGATTAACGGATGCTTTGGTAATATCAACCGGAATGGCAAGTTTGAGTATGTCTTTCTGAAAGCAATCACAAGCGCACTTTATCCGGCAGAAGATTTGTTTCCGTCTGACAATTTGTTTCCGTCTGATGCAAACACAGAGTCCATGACCGGACACTACATTACGTTTGATTACGAGGACTTCCAAAGCAGGGCAATCACGCAGCTTGAAATCAAGACAAGCGAAGATAATGCCGGTTCTATTGTTGGAACTTCCGGAAACAACTATTCGATTACAGGAAACTTTCTTGTATCAGACAAGACCGGAGCGGAGCTGGAACAGATTGCAAATAACCTATTGCCGATTATGAAACAGGCGGTATATACACCGATTAAAAGTTGCACTTGTGTCGGAAATCCATGTCTGACACTTGGCGAACCCATCCGGTTCAATACCACAAGAGAAATTGTTGAAACGTATCTGTTGCAACGTACCCTAACCGGAGTACAAAGCAAGAGAGATTCGATTTCGGCACAGGGCACGCAGACACACTCTGCAAAGGTTAATTCTATCAGAGACACGATTGAAAGCGTTGAAAGACGTACCGGAAAGCTAGAGAGGAACGCAGACCATCTGTTATCAACATACGAGGATTTGGAGCAACAGACAAGCTCTAAATTTGAGCAGACCGCAAAGAGCATTTCCGCAGAAGTCAATCGAGCACAAAAAGCAGAAGGCGAATTGGATGCGTCCTTGGAATTAAAGTTAGGCAGAGATGAGAACGATCAAGTTATTTCGATGATCAATGCAAGCGCTGACCAGATTATGCTTCGTGGAAACAGGCTCATAATTGAAAGTAATAACTTCCAGCTTGACGGGAATGGACGAGTGTCAATTATTGATTCTCTGAATTTTATTGCAACGTCTCTTGGCGATGACATTGTAATTATTGGACTCGATGCAAGAGGAAGGCCAATGCTGCAAAACATACGCATTGACCTAAACTCTGTAACAGATCAAAATGGGGAAGCCATAGGGGATCATGCAAGTACGGCTGATCATGCGACAACCGCAGACTCTGCAACAACTGCAGAAAGTGCAAGGCAGTGTATAATGGCATCAACCGCGCATTATTTGCAAGGTATTGGACTATCCGATTATGTACGAATTTCAGACAACGGAAATTTAATCCCAAGTTCTAGTTCTGTGTACTGTGGAACTAACCCCAATCCATTTGCCGGAGGGTATTCTTCCGGTGGTTGGAAAACAACGTCTGATGGCAGAAAGAAAAAGGATTTTCGAAAACTGTTAGAGGATGATCGGTTTGAGAGATTTTTTGAGTTGCTGCAACCGATGGAATATCGGCTCATAGAAAATGATGAGAAAATGCACATGGGATTTGTTGCGCAGGATGTTGAACAGGCAATGACGGATTGTGACATATCTGAAAATGAGTTTTACGGACTGGAACATGCGGTATTCTCCGAAAAAGATTTTGAATCTAACGAGGAATGGGAAAAATTCTTAAAGCAGAATGGTGGAGCAAATGATATGTATACATTGTGCTATCAAGAGTTTATTGCGCTTAACACTGCCATGATACAGAAACTGCAGAACAGGTGTAACGATTTTGAACACAGACTATCCGCATTAGAAAGGAAGTGATTAGATGGCATATCAGAAAATCTATAGCCGTGAGCATTGGGAGAATTTTCCAAGTGAAAAAACCGCAATCAATCGAGATAGGCTGAACAACATAGAGGGCGGCATTGATGCAATCGACGATCGTGTGTGTGCACTTGATACCACAAAAGTTGACTTGACCAAAGCTAACGAACTTGTAAAGGAAATACTTTGGGATGAATCCAACGGAACGCTGACGGTCGTTAAGATGAACGGTTCCAAGGCGGTCATTGATACCAAGTTGGAGAAGCTGGCAGTCAACTTCAAGTATGATCCGGAAAGTCAGCAGTTGGTAATCACGCTTGACGATGGCACAGTGCAGAATGTGGACTTATCATCTCTGATTACAGAGTATGAATTTCTCGATTCTGATACAATCGCATTTGCAATCGGCAGTGACGGTAAGGTGTCCGCAATCGTGAAAGAGGGAAGTATCCAAGAAAAGCATCTGCGCCCGGATTATCTTGCAGACATTAAGGTTGAATCTGCAAAGGCTGTAGCATCTGCCAAAAGTGCAGGAGAATCCGAAACCAACGCGGCAAAATCTGCTACAGAAGCCAAGGACAGCGCAGATCGGGCGCAGGGAATCGAAAGCGAGATTAACAAGAAACTCACAATGACAGAATTTGATGTGAATGAGGATGGGGAGTTGATTTACACGGACAATTCTGCTTATAACTTTGTCGTTGACAATGACGGAAATTTAAATTGGGAGGTGGCTTAAATGGCTATAGCAGGAAGAGTGGCAATTGTGCCAAAGGGCGATTGGAGCGCAGATGCTACATATAAGAGATTGGATGCAGTGACTTATAACAATACGCTTTATTTCGCAAAAAAGGAAGTTCCAGCAGGAACGGCAACGAGCAATACAGAGTATTGGTCTAAGTCTATCGTGGGCGGTGCTGGTGCAATCGCAACGAAAGAGGATGCCGGGATTGTGAAACCGACAGACGGACTTTCGATTGCAGAAGATGGAACGCTTAAAGTTAACATTGATGGCGCAACGCTTACAATGGATCAGGTCAACAATGTTATAAAGTTGTCTGATACATTAAAAGATAAAATTAACGGTGCATTTCCAGCGGCGAACTTAATCAACAACCTTACAACCACAGAAGCCGGATTTGGTTTGGATGCCCGGCAGGGAAAGGCACTGGACGATAAAATTACTGAAATAAACGGCAGTTTAAATAATAGACTTGCTGTTCCTACACTTGTCACAACCGATACAACGACATTATCTGATATAAAAAATTATATAAACGCAAATATGAACACAGGTTTATCATATATGCAAATTTTTGATGCAAAATGTAAATTCTTTAATACAAGTGGTAATTGGCTTATAATGGCTTTTGCGCAAGATCGAGTTAGTGGTTGTTTACTTGCAGTAAATCATTGGAGTGGTGAAGTAAAAATTATATCTGCATACGCAGATCCTTCTGGTAATAAAAAGCTTAAAATAAGTAACGTTACTATAACAGATACAAAAGATGTTTAATTTTATTCTGCTGTTAAATATATGAAACTAAAATAATAATTACCAGATTCAAATAAATCTCGTAATACCATACTACTACTATTTGTGTTATCACCAATATATAAATACCATTGACCTGTTTTCCCATTCATGTTTGTTTGGTTAATGCCACGAAACATTTTTTTGGGTAAATTCACAATCTGCACATATCCACCAGGAGTATTTTCTAATAATTCAATGCGTATAGAGCAAATCATTAAAGATCCATATTGCATTGCGTTTTCCTCTTCGAATTTTACCTTGTCAGCAAAATCGGTTCTTGGGCAATATGGTGTCCACGGAACATCTTTAATTTTTAAACTGCCGTTTAAGAAAATATATCGAACAAATATTCGAACGTAACTTATAAATCATTTTTATAGAAAGGAATTAAAAACATGGATAAAATAATTTTGAAAAACAAAACAGAATTTGAAATTGCCGAAGGAGCGAGTCTCGGCAATATTCAGATTCAGTCGAAAGGCTTTGATGGAATCAAGTCAATCACAGATGCCTTCTCGGAAGAGAACATCTCAAAGGTCACATTTACACACAATGATCAGGCTGCTGGAGAGTATGAGAATCTTAAGTATGAAGGATTCTCATATATGCCGAACATGGGAGAGGATGGCGCAGAGGATGGTACATACACTGTGACCGTAAGTCTTCGCACAAAGACGGAGATGGAGAAAGCAATTGATGAACTTAAAGCAGGACATGAAGCAAATGCAGAAGCAATCGAAGAACTGGCAAACATTGCAACAGAAAGTGAGGCGTAGGATATGGTTAAATTTTATGTAAGACGTATTCTTATAGACAAGAAAATGACGATTGATGAAGTGCCGATGCGTTGGCGCGCAAAAGTACAAGAAGAGATTGAGAAACAGCTTTCCGCTACTCTGCAATGACATTTCCTGTCGAAACTTGCGACCGAAAAATGTTGAAATCATGCATATTACAGTGATACTATGGACTTGTCCGAAAGGACGCTTCAAGTTCTGGCATGGGTGGGGCTTGGCATGGCTCCGCCCATAATTGGGGATTGACTATGCCGAACATACGTTCTATAATTGCTTTGTTGGTACATAATAGTTTGTGATTGGAGGTTTTATGGTAGGAGAAGTAAAAACAAAAAAGACTTACAAAGAAGAAATTATAACTATGATAAAAGAAATTGAAGATTATAAGATTTTACGAATTTTGCATGAATTTGTAAAAGCTGGTTTAAAAGAAGAAAAAGCAGGGCGTTGAACCCTGCTTTTCTTTTAGAATATAAATTTTTCGAAAAATTCACATAACAATTCTTTTTTGCTTGCTGGCAATCTGCTATATTCAATAATAATTTTTTTAAAACGTTCATCATTCATTCCAATATTTAATACAACACTTGAAAATTCTTCGTCAACAGATTTATTAATGCGTGGGTCTATTAAATCTGTTTTTCCGATTTTGAAATAATCAGCCAATGCCTGAAGCTTTCCTGACCTTGGAAATGATTTACCGGTACACCACATACTTAAAGTTGTTGGGTTAATACCTAAGTCTTTTGCAACATCTATTTGCTGTTTTTGATTTAATTCAATATAGTATCTTAAATTTTCAGCAAACACTTCTTTTTGGATATCGTCTATATCCATTTCGTTAAATTGATTTTCGTTATCCATTTCTTCTGCCCTCCTTTCTAACTGTATTATAAACCAATAAAATAAAAAATTCAATATTAAATCCAATAAATTTGAATTTTAGTGTTGACAATCCAAAATAATTGGATTATGATTAAACCATCAAATATGAAAGGAGAGAAAAAGATGCCTAGAATTTCATTAGAAGCAGTTCGCGTAAATGCGAAAATGACACAAAAGGAATGGGCTGAAATGCTTGGTGTATCTAATGCAACCGTTGTCAATTGGGAAAAGGGCAAAACAGAGCCTAGCTTATCACAGTTGAAAACCATGAGCAAATTATCTGGTATTCCGATGGATTTTATTTTTGTGCCAGACACATCCAATTAAATTGAATTATGAAGAAAGGAAGCGAGTGAGGGCATGAAAGAAATTAAATCCGTGAATGATTTGGTTGTTGTTCCGGTTTCTTATTTTAATGGAATGGAAAAGGAATTGCAGAAGATTTTAAACAAAGTGGATATTCACGATATGGATGTCATGGAACAGGTTCTCCATATGCGGAAATGGCTGAAAACCAAAACCGTATATGAAGAAACAAAGAGATTATATCCTAATCTCCGTTTGGAAAATATTCATTTGCTTTTACCACAAGAAGAAGAGAGTTCTTGTGAGTGTACTGATAAAACAGGCAGTGAATAGATTCTGCGGTCGTGTCGCAGATTGGAATTCCAAACTTATCCGGAACTTTTAGTTCCCAACAAAAATTATTGATATTTGCGAACGTTATATCGTTTTCAGTTAATATCTCTGCCATCTTTTCTCGGTCGCAGGATATTGTAGAAAAATCGCAAAACAAAAAGTATTTCAAATTGTATCACCTCCCTTATTTGATGATAAGGGAATTATATCACAGAAAGGAGTGAAAATATGGATAATTTGGTACACATTGGAAATGCAGATATTTCCATCAAAGAGTACAAAGGGGAAAGAGTGGTCACATTTAAGGACATTGACATGGTACATGAAAGACCAGACGGAACAGCGAGAAAAAGATTTAACGACAATAAGAAAGACTTTATTTTAGGAGAAGATTACTTCGTCCGAAATTCGGATGAAGCCAAGGGGGAATTTGGTGTAACCGCTCCGAACGGAATGTATCTTTTTACCGAGCAGGGTTATCTAATGTTGGTCAAGTCGTTCACGGATGATTTGGCATGGGAAGTACAAAAGAAATTAGTTTCTTCCTATTTTAATGTATATTTTCGGATGCGACTTGAACATTGTAGCAGAGTACGAAATCAGATATTGCGCATGAAAGGAAGTGATTGAATGAGCGAAAAGGAAAAGAGAGTTGTCGAAAAACTTCGTGATGCCATTCCGAATATGACAGATTTTCAGAAAGGATATGTCCTTGGAATGGTAGAGAGTTCTGCTTCGAAACATAGTGAGCAGGGCGAGGAAAACGAAACGCATAATGGAAGGGAGAATTGAAATGAGCAATTTTGAATTTCAGAAAGTTAATTCAAGGGTAATTCGTAGCGGTGACAACTATTTGGCAAAGGTTGACTCTGCGGAAAGTTTTTCAAGCATTTTCGTTGACGAGGAAACAACATATGGGGTTTCTGTAAGAGATGCACAGATACAGACAGGAGATTCGACTTACACACCTGCAATGGCTTTTACATATTCCGTGGAAGATGGTTCTGTGCGTTTTATAGATGTTGTTGCATGTCCGTTACTCGGAACGTTTGTTTCTGACTGGTACTAAATTATAAAGTGGCTGAAAGGAGCATGAATGAAAAAAGTAATCCAATTCATTATAGGTGCGGTTGCAATGGAGTATTCCTTGGTTGCCGCTTGCTATATGGATAGTGAGGGAGCGGCCGGGAATATGGCGGCTATTAAATTTGTAGCCGGTGCAGTAATTGCGGCAATCATGTACTATTGGTCGGAAGTAGACCGAAAGAGAGCTGAACTTGACAAGCGAATTAAGAGAAAACGCAGAATGAGAGAGGATGCATGGTAGACGTTGTGTATATAAGTGGCACGAGATGTTCCACGAAAGAAAAGCGTATGCTTGCTGAACTTTTGGCAGGGAAACGAAAGAAACAAGACGATAAAGAGGACTTTGAAAAGGTTCTTGACAGAGAAATGGGAAGGAGAAGCAATGGAGAACAAAATAACACTGATCGGTGATGTTGTATCAGCACCAAGGGAAAGCCATAAATCAAGCGGTAAGATTTTTTATAAATTTTTCATCGGAGTTGAAAGAAGAAGCGGTGTTGCAGATATTCTTCCGGTACTGTTCGATGAAGAAATCAGCGATACAGGAATTAGCGGAACGGTATGCGTCAGTGGGAAGATAATTACCCGACACGTAAAAACAGGGTCTGGAGAAGCCATTCTTATGTATGTTATGGCTGATGCAATCACAAAGCCAGAGGATGATAGTCCTTTGAATGAAGTAAGCCTTGATGGGATTATCGAGGAAAAGCAACTTAGGGAAACACCGCTTGGTCGTAAAATCTGTGATGTGAAACTCAAAAACATAAGAGAAAATGGAAAAGAGGATTTGATTACTTGCATCGTATGGGGAAAGTGTGCGGAGTATACGGACTCACTTGCTTTAGGCGATAGGGTAAGCACATACGGAAGATTGCAGAGCCGGAGATATAAGAAAACGTGTAAAGATGGTCGCGTTGTGGAAAAAGTTACATATGAGTTATCAATAAAAGGAATCGTGGGGGTGTAATAATGCGAATGATTTTAAAATCGTTACGTATGGAGAATTTTAAAGGCATTAAGAGCCTTGATGTAAATTTTTCAAATAAGACAAGTATTAAAGGGCAGAATGCGGTAGGTAAGACTACAATTTTTGATGCGTTCACATGGTTGCTTTTTAATAAGAACAGTGCAGGCGATGAAAAATTCAACGTCAGACCATTGTATAAGGACGGACACCGCATTGATAACGTGGAAATCAAGGTTGTGGGAGTTATTGACGTTGATGGCAAAGAAGTAGAACTTTCCAAGGTTCAGAAACAGAATTGGGTTAAGAAGCGTGGAACCGACACCGTTACTTTGCAGGGCAATGTCAATTCATTTGAGATTGACGGTTATCCAAAGAGTGAAGCTGAATTTAAGGCTTATATTTCCGGTCTGGCGCAGAGTGAGGAAATGTTTAAGATGCTGACCAATCCGCAGTATTTTTCTTCTCTGAAATGGAAAGAACAGAGAGACATTCTGATGAAACTTGTTGCAGAGGTTTCAGATGTGGAACTTGCGCAGACAGATGCCAAATACGCACCTTTGCTTGACGAATTGGAGAAAGCACCGTCTACGGATGATATTCGCGCCAAGTTTTCCAAGGCTTTGAGCGAGTGGAAGAAGAAACAGGCTGAAATCCCGGTGCGTATTGATGAAGCCGAGAAATCCAAGGTTGATGTGGATGTGGCAGAGCAGGAGTTGTTAAAGGCTGACCTGGAGCGGAAGATTGAAGCGGTTGACGATCGTATGGAAAATGCAGGAACCGAGATTGGCAGACTCCGTGGAAAAGAAATGCAGTTGCAATTTGATATGTCCGGCATTACGCAGGTCATGAATGACGAACTTTCCGCAAAACGTAGAGGTCTTGACAGTGCCAAGGATGATGCAACACGAGAGTTCAATGACTTACATAATCAGATTCAGTCTGCGGAAAATCAGATCAAGGCAAATGAGAAGACAATTTCCGATACAGATGCAGAGCGGAAAAATCTTGGTGTTGAATACAATGCAGAATTTTCCAAGGCATTTGATGAAATGCCATATCTCTTTGACGAATCCAAGTGGAAATTTGATGAATCTACAATGGTTTGCTCTTTATGTGGTCAGAAGTTACCGCAGGATAAGATTGAGTCTCTTAAGGCTGATTTTGAGCAGAAAAAGGCAGATGCCAAGGCACGTGCCACCAAGCAGTTAGAGGATGCACGCAAGGCATTTGATGATGCAAAGGGTGGAAAACTTAAGGATTTGATTGCCAAAGGTAACACTTGCAAGGCTGAAATTGAGCGATTAACAAAGGAAAATACTAAGTTGCATGAAGATATTGTGGCACTCAAAGAGCAGGAATCCAAGGCACTTGCAAAGCAGAATGATTATGCAAAGCAGTTATCCGAGATCCCGGCAGAAGCTGATTATTCGCAGAATGAAGAGTATGTGAAGCTGAAAACAGAGCATGACAAGATTCTTGCTGATATTGAAAAGCTTGAATCAGAGGGCGCAGACAAGGTTGTTACTGATTTGAAAGCCGAGAAAGCCGATCTGCAGAGTCAGCTTGATGAAGTAAATAAGATTATCGCACAGGCGGCTAACAACGTTATGATTGATGACCGAATCGAAACACTTAGAGACGAACAGAAAGAAATCGGGCAGAAAGTTGCCGACCAGGAACAGATGCTTTACCTCTTGGAAGAGTTCATTCGCTTCAAACTGAATAAGGTTTCTGAATCCATTAATAGTCATTTTAAGACAGTAAACTTCAAGCTATTTGAAATGCAGTTAAATGGCGGCATGAAAGATTGTTGTGAGTGTACCGTGAATGGAGTCGGATATTCAGATTTGAATAATGGTCACAAGATTTTAGCCGGACTTGACATTATTCGTTCATTGAGCGAGTTATACGGTGTGAGCGTGCCTATTTTTGTTGATAACGCAGAATCGCTGAATGAGTTCAATGTGCCGGATATGGATGCACAGTTAATTCTTTTGAGCGTTTCCGAGGACAAACAGTTGAAAGTCGAGTGTGTGTAGAATGTCAAGAGTAGGGACAAGCAACAACATCACACAGCCGGATGCAAGGTGCATGTCGTGCAAGCGTTGGAAGAGCGCAACTAAGAAAGGATTCTTTGGTTTTGCAGAATCCGGAAATTGTTCTCTTCCGTATTGCGAAAAAGACGCGAGGAATAAAGGAAAGAGAGGGTTTAGAAGATGAAACAACAGATTACAGAGGAAATGAAAATCCAGAATGAATGGTACAAAGAAGCGAAAAAACAGACTGTGGAAACGCTTCCGGAATTTGTAAGGCATTTAACAGAAGACTATTCGCATGATTATGGAACTATTTGCCACGCAGTTGCGGCAGCAGGAATAGCAGCCATGTACGCGGTTGACAATTCTCCGACAGGTGGAATTACCGGATTTCAAGCCGGATGTATTATGTGGCAGGTTATTAGAGAATGGAATTTTCAGAACAATAAGACAGGGTTGAAAATTCTTGATTATGACAATCTTCTTTATCCGCAGTATAAAGCTTCTTTTGTATCTATAAGTAGTAAAATTTGGGAATCTGTCAAGAAAGAAGCTCAAAACAAAATTAACCAGAATAACGATAAAGTGGAAAAATGGAAGGTTGCTCATGATAAATGGGCTATTGATATGGAGAAGTTTAAAGTAGACGTTGTGGAATGGCAGAAACAGCATCCGGAATATCCAACATATGAGGACAATCCAAAATTCTATGAGCATCTTTGCTTTGGAACCGAGAAAGAATGGGATGAAGAAACCAAGAAACAGGAGAGCGGATTTATGTTTGCTCCAACGGAACCATGCAATCCAAGTGCTAATCCAAATGTTATTGCACATTGGAAATCTATTGTTAATGGAAATGTTCCATTTGGTTTGAAAATTGAGGAGGAATGATAAATGCAGTATATCAAAGCGAAATTTCCAAACAGCACAAGAAGCTACGTGTATCGCACCAAGGATTCCGTGAAAGCTGGCGACACGGTTGTAAATGCCAAGGGTGCAAAGCTGACCGTTACGGATGAATCAGTGGATATGAAGTGGGTGGATACCTACGGCGCTGATAAGGTGGCGGTTGTGAAGAAGTGTGAAGAAAGCGAGGAATGTGCATGAAGCTGATTAGTAATGCAAAGTTTGGGGAACCGGTGGAAAGTGGAACGGTTTTCAGAACTCAAGGCCACGGAATCGACATTTGCATACATAAAATTTGCGGTTGCGGAGATACGTGGTATCTTAATTGCAACGAATTGGGAATTGATAATCTACAGCTCAAAAGCGAAAATCTTTTCCGATGCGTGGATGAAGCAAAGGAAATTCTCAAGAAACAATTAGAACTTTTAAATGAGCGGTTCAATAATTTTTATGAAGATAACGATGTTAAGATTTTAAGATATTAAGAAAGTGAGGAATAATTATGGCAGAGAACACAGAATTAGTAAAGGCAGAAGAAAAGACAGAGGTTGCAACACACAATAACAAGGTTACCGATTACAGCCTTGGGATTTTTGGAACATCTGATAATTTCATTATGGCTATGCAGATGGCAAAGGCGTTAGCCGAGTCAACAATAGTTCCGCAGACGTATCAGAAAAATCCATCTAACTGTTTGATTGCCATTGAGCAGGCGCAGAGAATGTGCATCAGCCCGCTTATGGTTATGCAGAACCTTTTTCTGATACAGGGCAAGCCAAGCTGGAGCAGTAAGTTTTTGATCGCGTCTATCAACGCCAGCAACAAATTCGACATGGAGTTGCAGTACGACGAAACCAAGGACAAGAACGGAAAACCTTATTCTTGCACTGCGTGGACTATGAAAAATGGTCGAAGAATTGAGGGCATGGAAGTTAATATGCAGATGGCAGATGATGAAGGTTGGACGAAGAAGAACGGCAGCAAGTGGAAAACAATGCCGCAGTTAATGCTTCGTTATAGAGCAGCATCATTTTTCTCTAGCCTTAATTGCCCGGAGCTGACAATGGGACTTTATACCAAGGAAGAAATCGAGGATGGCGATTTCAAGGAATATCCGATGGAAGATTTGCAAGAGCAAGTCAAGCGTGATATTACGGAGAACGCCAACAGTGAGCCATTTGTTACGGCGGAACCTTGTTCAACCGAAAGTGCAGCAGTTGAGCCGGAGAAAGTAGCCGGAGAAGTCGTTGAGAATGACGAGAACGTACCGGACTTTATGAAAGATTAGGGAGGTTTTTATGAGAGTTATATCGCAGGACGGAACCCTTGATATGCCATATGAAGAGGTGATTATTCAGAGATTCAGGTCAAGAATTTATTTCCTGAACAAAAACTTAATAGGTGTTGAGTCGCTTAATGAAGACATGCAAATTGCTGAATATTCCACTGAAGAAAAAGCAAAGAAAGCCATGGAAATGCTTAGAATTGCGTATGCTGGCAAGTTTATCACAAATGCGGATATTCCAGATGATTTCAATGAAACGCTAAAGGCTGCTATGAAAGGCGGCTTTGGAACTGTGGCAGTTAAGGATACTTGCGAACGTGTGGAATTTAACAATCTGAATGGATATTTTCAGTTTCCGGCAGAGGAAGAATTGGAGTAGGGTATGGAGGTTTTATCGTTTTTAGATGCAGTTCAACGCGATATGGCTGATAATATCTACAACTTTTGTAAAGATGGAAAGTGTAGCCAATGCGGTAATTGTTGCAGTAACTTGCTTCCTATGAGCCAAAAGGAAATTGATGTTATTCGCCGGTATATACGCAAGAAGCATATCAAAGAGTGCCGGCATATCGCGCCGGCAACGGTAGCCTATGACATGACTTGTCCGTTTCTTGATACAGGAAAAAGTTGCGAAAAGTGCCGCATTTATCCGGTTCGACCGGAAATATGCAAGCAGTTTATTTGTGACAATGAGCAGAGAGCAAAGCACAACCGGAAGTTGCTAGGGCAGACACGAGACATTGTTGATGTAAGAGAAGAATTTTTCGGAAAGTGAGGTGGTATATTGGTTGAGGAATGGAGATGGGTAAAGGGCTTTGAGGGTGTATATCAAGTATCAAACCTTGGAAGATTGAAGAGTTTCAAAAAATATTCTGACGGTTATATTCTTTCTGAAAGGAACGAAAAGGGAGGATACCTGAGTGTTGTCCTTTATGATTCAATTCAGAAAAAGCGACGTTGTACTAGAATTCATGTGTTGGTGGCAGAGTCTTTTATCGGAGAAATTCCTAAAGGTTACCATGTTCATCACATTGACGACAACAAGCAGAATAATGTTGTTACCAACCTTGAAATTATACATCCAAAGAAACACCGAATAGAAACACATAGACAACATCCACAAATCAGTACAGGAATGATGAATTACAATAAGTTTGAAAGACCTAAACATATTTTACAGTATGATTCAGATGGACATTTTATCGCTGAATATGCAAATGGACAAATTGCAAGCGAACTTACGGGAATTTGTCAAAGAAATATCTTGCAGGTGGCAAACGGAGAAGAATACAAACCGGGGAAGATAAGAAAACAAGCCGGTGGGTATATTTGGAAACTAAAGGAAAGTGAGGTGGTTTAAATGCTTATGCGATGTTGCGGTTCATCATCGGCAGGCAACAGTTACGCTTTAATCAGCAATAGTGGCGAGATTCTTGCAATCGAAGCCGGATGCAAATTTCTTGATTTTAAGAAAATGATTGATTGGCGTATTTCTGATGTTGCAGGATGTATCGTCTCACATGAGCATGGTTAGGAGACCATGCACGATACATAAAAGATTTCATGAAATCCGGCATACCGGTTTATACGGCATTTGAAACGCAGACAGCACTTGAAACCATTACCGGAGAGCGTACAATAGCCATTCCGCCACGCAGAGTACGGAAAATCGGCAGTTTTACGGTTACCCCCTTCAATGTACCGCATGATACAGAAATAGAGTGCTACGGCTATTTAATTGAGCATGAGGAAATGGGTAAACTGTTATTCTTGACCGACTTGGAATATTGCAGATATGACTTTTCCCACATGAAGGTTGAGCATATCATGGTCGAATCCAACTACAGTATGGACTTGGTAGACCGGAATGAGCCGAACTACGAACACCGTTTGCGAGGTCATATGAGCCTTGATACGGCACTTAAATTTATTCAGACGAACGACAACCCAGCTTTACGAAATGTCGTTTTAATACACTTATCGGATACAAGCGGAAATCCCGCGTTATTCCTACAACGAACGAAAGAAACAATTGAATATGGAGCAAATGTTTATGTTGCAGAAAAAGGGCTAGAGGTTGATATGAACCTTTGTCCGTTCTGATTGGTTGAAACACCTTGGCGAAAGCCTAAAAGAAACTATCTTGTTTGGCGAATAGTTATCACAAACCTTATTGAAAGCCATGTCTTGGCGGTGCGTTTACCGTGCCGCCCTTACAAAAGATTGGAGGTAAAAATTGAAATTATGTGAATACTGTATGGCTGAATTTGAGCCGAAACAACAAAATCAGAAATACTGTAGACCCGACTGTGCAAGAAGATCTGCGCAGTTTAGAAATTTTAAAAAGGCTGGAAGAATTGTGTATAAAAGAATATGCCCGAAATGCGGAAGGCTGTTTATGACGATAGATGAAAATAAGTTTGATTGCCAAGACTGCATTAGCATTGACGTTAAAGAACGCTTGAGAAAGCCAAAGAAAAAGGATGATGCAATCAAGGCTGTGAATCATATGGCACGCGCTTCCGGAATGAGTTACGGAAATTTTGTGGCTCAAATGAGCATGAAGCCATTGGAGAGGAAGTGATTGAGTTGGATTATAAGAAATTTAGACAGGCGAAAGCCATCGAAGCTAAAAACAAGCAGAAATGGCTTGCATTGAATCCAAGGCTTGATGAATCAAGCGGAATCTATATTTTGACAAGGCAGGACGAAAATGGGTTTAGATATGCCTACGTGGGGCAGGCAAAGCACATTTTAACCAGATTGTCACAACACCTTTCTGGGTATCAGCACATAGACCTTAGCTTAAAGTCTCATGGACTTTATTCAGAGGATAATCCATATGGATGGAATGTAGCATCAGTACACTGCCCGATAGATAAACTTGATGAGCGTGAGCAGTATTATGTCAAATTTTGTGCAAATAATGGCTATCAGCTTCGGAATAAGACGAGTGGATCACAGGGCGAGGGCAAAGCTAAGATTGATGATTACCGTCCGGCAAAAGGCTATTATGACGGCATTAAGCAAGGCAAAAAGACTCTTGCCAAGGAATTATCGCATATCGCTGAAAAGCACCTTGAAATCCGTTTAAAGCCGGAGAAACAGGGTAACAAAGTTTCTGAAAAACAGTATGAGAAGTTTATGACTTTGATTTCTGAAAATACATATGAGGAGAGTGATTAAATGGCAGAAGTCAAGTGGATTAAGATCACAACAGATGTTTTTGATGATGAAAAGATTCTGCTGATTGAGAGTATGCCGAGTGCGGATAGCATCATTACGATTTGGTTCAAACTTCTTATTCTTGCCGGAAAACAGAATAACAACGGCGTGTTTATGATGAGCAACAAGCTGCCGTTCACGGATGAAATGCTTGCCACCATTTTTCGCAGAGATTTGAACACGGTAAGGCTTGCGCTTAAGACATTTGAAGAGTTTGGAATGATTGAAGTTGTTGACAACGTGATAACGATTCCGAATTGGAATAAGCATCAAACGCTTGACGCTTATGAGAAGAAAAAGGAACGTGACAGGCTATATCAGCAGAATCGTAGAAAGAAGCAGAAGAACCTAATTGAGCAAAAATCGCCCGATAAATCGTCTGACGTCGCTGTTTCAGATAAAGAAGAAGAAAAAGAAGAAGATAAAGAGAAAGAAAATATAAAAGAAAATTCGCTGTCGCCCGATTCCGGAGATTTGTTTGATTTTGACGATGCATGGAAAAAGACTTTTAGCATATACCCCAAGAAAACAGCGTACACTGCCTCTAAAACAGCTTGGATGGATAAAGTGCTAGAAGTTATCGAAGAGAACCAACCGGACATTGCACGGCTGTTATACAAAGCAACAGAAGCATATTTGAGTGACTATCAAGAAAAGAATCCGGACGATACGGATTTTCGGTACATTCCAAAATATGTTGATTGGCTGAAAAATGATTGCGACTATTGGTTGCAGATTGCAGAGAAACGAGGTGATGACAGTTGACAGAAGCGGAGTTCGGAGTGATCGGGTGCGTACTGATTGACAATGATGTGCTAAATAGCATCTGGCGAACACTGAAACCGGAAATGTTTAGTTCGGATTTCGCACAGGACACATACAAGGAAATGCTTGCCATGTATGAACGGAATGAAAGCATTGACCCCATGTCTTTATCAATGGCACTTGAGAACCACAAATACACACAAGAGCAGATTAGCGAATTGATGAAAACTTGTATTACCGGCACAATCACTTCTGCAGTGATTAAAAGCTATACAGATGCGGTTGTGAAAGAATACAAAGCGCGAACAGTTAAAGACATGTTCCAGAGAGCCAGCTTAAAACCATGTGATATTGATGATACGATTTGTGATCTTCTTACAAGGCTTGAACATTTGCAAGAGGGAAAGGAAGTAAAGTTAAAACCAATTAAGCAGATTTCAGTTGAGAATAAAGACAAATATTTCAACGAAAGTGTTGGAGAGGGCGGTATAAAAATCGGGTTATCGCAACTTGATGATGCACTTGGCGATCTTGAACGAGGTGATGTAACAGTAATTGCTGCAAGACCGGCAGTCGGAAAATCCGCACTCACAACGCAGATTATTGGAAATATGGCAAAAAGGGGACTTAAGGTCGCATATTTCAATTTGGAGATGAGCGATAAACAGGTATATGAACGATTTATTTCAAGACTTGCGGAAATCGGCTTAACGAGAATCAGAAGGGCAAAAGCGTTTCTCGGTGATGAACAGGAAAAATTTAACCAAGCAAATGAAGAGATGAGCGATTATCAATTATGGATTGCATCCGGGACTGTATCCCCGAGAGAGATAAAGTCAGAATGCAGACACCAAAACTTTGACGTTATCGTTGTTGACTATCTACAATTGCTTATGCCGGATAACAGATATTCTGGAAGAAATGAAGAAGTAGCATCAATTTCAAGAGGTTTAAAATCGGTTGCAAGAGACTTAAATACACATGTAATAGCACTTTCACAGATAACAAGAGCTTCCGAAAGCAGAGACACAAAAGAACCTACCATGGCAGAGTTGAGGGAATCCGGGGCAATCGAACAGGATGCGTCAAACATAATTATGCTGTGGAATCTGTCAGACAATGACAAGGGAGCCAAGGGTGTAAAAATCGAGAAGAACAGGCAGGGAATGACAATGCGTGAAGCAATGGAGTTTGATGGAGATCACATGAAGTTTGTTGAAATCGAAAAACCGTTTGATGATGTTGTTGCGGAAATAAAAAAGAAAGAACGTGGGGACGGATTTAAGCCATACAATGGCGATTGTCCGTTTTAGGGGTAGTGGCTATGGCAAGTGCAAAGATTGAAAAGGGTTCGGAAGAATGGCAAGTATTTATGGATTATTGGCAATTCATTCAGAAATACTATTCTCCGGACAGCACTGATTCTTGGTGGGATGAAGTTGTAAAAGCCGGAGAATCATTGATAAACAAATACAAAGGCATGGAGATTGAAGAGCGTGCAAGACAGCTTGTATTGAGTCATTTTGCATGGTTGGAAATCACATACAGAAAGGAGAAATCAAAGAAATGAGCAATGCGTTGAGACGGAATAAAAAGCCAACATTTTACACCAAACAGGAGATGCGGACTATCGGGCGAAATGATTTTGAAAAGAGAAATGCTGATAAGGTTATATCAAAATCATACAAAGATTTTGTCGTGATTGGGTACATAATTCTGCATGACAAATTCGGATTCGGACAGACAAGAATCATCCGGTTGCAGGATTTCTCGGACAAATTCATCGACTATATTGATACGTTAGCTAATTACAAGCAGTTTCAGTTGACTGTTCCGATGATAGCTGAGAGTTTAGCGGAAGAGATTAAGTTCGTGTGTGACTTGGAGGTTTAATATGACGAATAAAGAAAAATATGCGGATAAAATCATTGATATTACAGTAAGTAAACTTGCACTCAAAGATGGCGAGCCTGTTCCATGCGCAGAGATGAGATGTTCAGAGTGCGGATTCTATATTTCTAATTATTCATGTAAACATAAAATGCTGGAATGGTTAGATTCAGAATATGTTGAGCCGCCTGTTGATTGGAGCAAGGTAGCGGTCGATACGCCGATTCTTGTGAAAGACGTAAAAAGCGGCGAGTGGAATCGGGGATATTTTGCAATGTATGAAAACGGCACGGTGTTCACTTGGTATCATGGAGCAACATCATGGAGCGCAGAAGGTGAATCAGATATTGCAAGTTGGAAATTCGCGAAGCTGGCAGAAAGTGAGGAATAAACATGGAGAGATTAACAGAGCGGACAGCGGATGGAATCTTAGTAAAAGAGAATTACGAGAAAGAATCCTTAAAAACCTTGTATTCGTGCTATGGCGAAAAGCCTAATTCATATTATTCCAACTGCGAAGAAGGTTATTGCGCAATGGAGAAGTTAGCGGATTACGAGGATGCAGAGGAGCAGGGATTACTTCTGCGGTTGCCGTGTGGAATTGGCTCAGATGTATATATAATTCCTAGCAAAATCAATTATGAATTAAATATTTTAAGTCTGCACCCGGAGAACAACAAAGTTTATCATCAGAAAGTAGCCTTGATTACTTTTACAGAAAAAGGATGGTACATGGAGTGTGATAAGGATCGAGAATATGCAACAGACCGAATCCTGTCAGAAAAAATGTACAAGGAAACCTGGTTTTTATCACAAGAGGAAGCCGAAGCCAAGCTGAAAGAAATGAGAGGTGGAGAGAATGGATAAATTTCTTAAAAGCGTAAGCGAGCGAGACTTTGATAGAAGAATATCGGAAGTTGTTGAAATGCTTGAAGAAAAACAACTCTACGGAACTATCAGTTTGATAAAAGATTTGAAATATTATCTTGACTTAGCGACAAAAGAAAAGGCGCACACTTGTAACTGCCAGAACAACAGCAATTCAAGAAATAATGAGCCTTGTTGCAGATGCGATAGCAAACATACCAAGAAACCTATATTTAACCATAACCTAAGTGATACTCTTTCTGTATTCCATTGTGAATGCGGAAACACAATCAAAGTCAGTCACGATATAGGAATAATGAATAACAACAATGCACCAAATTACTGTAGTAAGTGCGGTTGTAGGTTTGATTGGAGTGATGAAGAATGATGTTTCAATCGTACATAAATTTCTTTCTGCTAATACTTATAGCTATTAGGTTAGATATTCTAACAGAATTTGGAGTTAAACTTTTTTGCGTTCTGTCAGTTGTAGCGATGATTGGACATGAGATTTTTGATTATTTGAAAAGAGGAGATAAAAAACGATGAGACTGATTGATGCAGATGCACTAAAGAAAGATTTAAAATCGGTTACTTTAAGCAATGGAACTTTAGTAAATACAAATGCAGTATTGTATTTACTAGAAGAATATCCGACGGCTTATGATGTAGACAAGGTTCTGGAACAGTTGGGAAAATTGAAGAAAGCAGAGCAGGACAGACCAGATGATTGCGACGAGGACGGATGCGGAGACGGCGAACAGATCTACGATGATGGGAGAAGCCAGGGAAGATTTGAAGCATTTGGCAAAGCAATCCAGATTGTGAAAGGCGGTGGAGTAAAGTGACAAGCATAGAATTATGTAGAATGTGTACCGAGTATTCTGCGGACACAAGATGTGAGCATAAAAAGGATTGCAAATTGCAGAAGATTTTGACAGAAAATAAAGCGTTAAGGGCAGAAAATAAAGAACTTCGAACAAAAGCGTTTAGAAATTCATGGGAGAAATCCCCTGACATAATGGGAAGATGAGGTGGTGTAGATGCCAATTAAATCGATTTTATTCAACAAACAAATTAGTACCGAAATGGTGAGGGCAATTCTGGACGGAAGGAAGACTTGCACAAGGCGAATTTGCAAAGATGCCAATGAGTGTACTGTGCCGGATATGGAATTTTACAATGCTGACAGTCGGACTTATGCAGTACATAACTTTGCTGATAAGGAGCATACGGAGCAGTTAAGCATAGCAGAAAGAACTTGTCCTATTTGTCCGGGCGATATCCTGTATGTCCGAGAAACGTGGAAAAGAGCACTGAATGGTTACTATTATTATGAAGATTGGCAAAGAGATGATATTGCCGATATTACGAAGTGGCACCCATCCATCCACATGCCGAAAGAAGCCGCACGTATCTGGCTTAAGGTTACGAATGTGAGGGCAGAGCGGTTGCAGGATATTGACGGAAAAGGGTGTGTGAAAGAAGGAATTGAAGAAGAACCTTTAAAATACGTCGGAGACGAGTTCGTAAAAGGTATGTTTCATGACCTTTGGGATTCAACCATCAAGAAATCTGATCTTGATCGTTACAGTTGGGATGCAAACCCGTGGGTATGGGTGATCGAATTTGAGCGGTGTGAGAAACCGGAAGGAGTGTGAGGTATGAGTAAGAGCAAAGCTAGTAAAATGAACGGCTATCGTAGCATGGTAAGCCGTCAGAAAAATGATGTTTTTAAGTTTAAGCCTAAGAAGAAAAAGAAAGGGTGATACAGAATGAAGATTTTAAGCAAGAAGAAATACAATAAACTCATTGAAGATTTTGAGGAATCGCAGAAAAAGGTCGAGGAACTCAAAAGGATAAACGAGAGTATCGGGAAAAAGCTGGAAGATAAAAAGACAAGTTGCAAATTGAACAATGGCAAGGATTTCTGCTTTAAATGCGAAAACTCTTACAGATATAAGACATATTGGGGAGGAATGGAAACCGAAAAATGCGGTTGCTTGCTTGATGTGTCTTGCGAGGATTTTAAGAGAAAAGAAGATAACTAACTAAAAATCAAAGAAAGGAATAGGTTGTGCGCACATAAAACCGAGGTTTCCTTTTGGTAAGAGAAAATGTTAGATTTTGGATATTACAACATGGATTGTATGCAAGGAATGAAAGAATTTCCCGACAAATATTTTGACCTTGCGATTGTAGACCCGCCATACGGCTTGGATATTGCAAACATGAATATGGGATTGGGCACATCTATTAGATGTTCTAAGAAAGAAAATAGAAAATGGGTAAAGAGCGATTGGGATAAGCGGAAACCGACAACTGTATATTTTGATGAATTGGTCAGAGTGTCAAAAGAACAGATTATTTGGGGCGGTAATTATTTCAATCTTCCGCCTACAAGATGTTTTCTGATATGGGATAAAGCAGAGGGAATGTATGGTAGAAGTTTTAGTGAGTGTGAGTTTGCGTGGACTTCATTTGACGATGGCGCAAGGATTTTTAAGTATGCTCCATTCAACAAAAACCGCATACACCCAACGCAAAAACCTGTAGCACTATATGAATGGTTATTAAACAGATACGCAAAACCTAATGACATTATACTTGATACTCATGTAGGCAGTGCGAGTAGCTTGATAGCTTGTTATAACACAAATCATAAATTTGTCGGGTTTGAGCTTGACGAATACTATTACAAGGTATCAAAGCAGAGGTTAGATACCGAAATGGCACAAATGAGATTAAGTGATTATATTTAACAGGAGAAATGGCTTATGAAATTTACAAAATTCATTAAGCCAGAACTTGAACAAATCAAAGAAAATGCCAATTTCACGGAAGAAGAGGAGAGGATTTTCTCTCTTCTCTGCCGTGGTTTTTCACAAAAGCAAATATCCACAAAAGAAAATCTATCACTAAGAACGATAGAGTACAGAGTGAGAGATATAAAGGATAAAATAGAAAGAACGGGGGTATTTGATTGGATGAAAAAGAACTGTTGAAATATGCCGTTGATAGTGGTATTCTCGACATAGCACTTGTGCAGAAACAAGTCACTATGCAAAAGAGAGAAAAATTACTCAACAAAAACCCTTATAAAATCTATCAAGGAAAGGATGAGAACTGGTACTCATATCTGCCGGATGAAGTAAAAGGCAGACGTAAAATCAAGGCAAAGCGCAGAGAAGCGGTCGAGCAGAAAATCATTGATTATTGGAAAGAGAGAGAGGATGACCCTACAGTTGGGGAAATCTTCAACCGTTGGATTTCACAAAAGCTGGAACTTGAAGAGATAAGCAGGGCAACCTATGACAGATACTTAATGGACTTTCAGAGGTACTTTGACGGTATCAAGGATAAGAGAATCAAAAGTATAGACGAATGCGACCTTGAAACGTTTATACGAAATAGCATCCATGATTTCAACATGACTTCCAAGGCATTCTCAAACTTCCGAACGCTGATTTATGGAATCTTTAAGTATGCCAAGCGGAAGAAGTATGTCAAGTTTTCCATTACATACACGCTGAAAGACATGGATATATCGCCAAAAGCGTTTAAGCACGTAGTCCGACAGGCAAAAGACCAAGTATATATGCCGGATGAAAAGGAACGCATGGAGATGTACTTAAGGAATCACTTGGATATTGTGAACCTTGGATTGCTATTCATGTTTAAGACAGGAGTCCGTGTCGGGGAATTGTCGGCATTAAAGCGGAAAGATGTTGAAAACTACACGGTTGCAATCAATTCTACAGAAACACGTTACCGTGATGATGATGGTTTCCATTATGAGGTCAAAGATTTTCCGAAATCAGAAGCCGGATTGCGATTTGCTATCTTGCCGGATAAGTACAAATGGATTCTTGATGAAGTACGAAAGAGAAATCCCTTCGGGGAATATCTATTTGAGAGAGATGGAGAACGGTTGAAATCCTACAATTTTCGTGAACGTTTGCGGTATATATGTGAACATGAACTGCGAATGAAAGTGAAATCTCCACACAAAATCCGAAAGACATACGGAAGCATTCTTCTTGACGGAAAAGTGAAAGAGTCCACAATTCTTGATACTATGGGGCATACAGACATTAGTTGCACAAAAGATCATTATTATTTTGATCGTACCGGAATTGAGGAAAAGAGACAGGAACTTGACTTAATCGAAGCATTATGAGTCCCTAGTACTCAAAGGTACTCAAAGAAAAATTGAAAGAATGGCTATTTTAAGCCATTTCAAGGCAATTACTTTAGGGTTCGATTCCCGTACGGACTGTTTTAAAAGTCGCATAAACACTGTGTTTGCGGCGTCTTAAAAAAATTGGTACTCAAAATGGTACTCAAAAATTGAACACAAAAGAAAGGAGTCTGCGCAAGTGCTTTAGATTCTTTTCTGAAAATGGTAAACTTGGAACGCTGTGGCGTTCTTTTTTTTATGCGGTTTTTCTGCTTATTTTTTGCGGAAGAACCGTATTTTTTTATGCAAAAATATAAGCATAGGAGGGATGCGGAATGTTATTTACAGATGAAATTCTTGAAAAAATCTTAACAAGAGAAGATGTGTCAAAGGTTCCGCTTGTGTATCAGTCAGCAATGATTCACGCAATCAAGGAAGTATTGGAGGAAGAGAATGTATCAGATGCAAAATCAGAATATGGCATTTAACCCAAACCCAAGCTATGCCGCTTATCAGTACAACCCAATGCAGAGGTTTCAACAGCCAGAGCCACAGATTCCGCAGATGCAACCACAGTTTCTTGGAATCCAAGGAAAAGTAGTACAGTCGGAATCAGCGATCATGGCGAATGATGTACCTATGGATGGAAGTGTTGCGTTTTTCCCGATGCAGGACATGAGCGCAATCGTTGCGAAACAATGGGATGCCAATGGAACAATCAGAAAGACCGTTTACAAGCCTTTTAATGAGCAGATGGCAGATTCTTCGAGTGACGATAAAAGAATTGAAATAGGGCTGTCTGACGATGCGACAAAGGCTATTACTGACAAATTGGATTGTTTGTTTGGCAAAATGGAAGAGTTGGAAGATAAGTTATCTTCGCAAGCGCAAAGAAAATCTTCACGAACACAAAAGGAGAGTGAGTCTTAATGAATCCTATGCAGATGTTACAGGGAATGAAAAACCCACAGCAGTTTTTACAACAAATGATGGGGAATAAAAGCGTAATGAACAACCCTATGGCTAGAAATGCTATGCAGATGGCACAAAAGGGAGATTCCAAGGGCATTGAGCAGATGGCTAGGAATTTGTGCAAAGAAAAGGGAATTGACGCAGACAAGGCTTTTGAATCGTTTAAAAGTCAATTAGGAATGTGATACTAATTCTTGCAAGATTATGTATATAAAAAATGAATTATGGAGGTAAATTCTATGTTTAACACAGGTAATTGTGCATCCGTTCCGCTTGTTGCGAACATTGACGGAAACGGAAATAACAATGGATGGGGCGCAGAAGGCTCATGGTTATGGTTCATTATCGTTATCTTCGCTATTTTCGGATGGGGTGGATTCGGTAACGGATTCGGAGGAAACGGAATGAATGGTGGTGTCGGAAGCGAAATCCAGCGCGGATTTGATAATCAGGCGGTTGTGTCAAAACTTGATGGCATTACAAACGGACTTTGTGACGGATTCTATGCAGTGCAAACCGGCATGAATGGCATCAACACAAACATTTTGCAGACCGGATTCGGCATTCAGCAGGCTATCAACGCTGATACAGTCGCTAACATGCAGAATACAAACGCATTACAGTCACAGCTTGCTAACTGCTGCTGTGAAACAAGAGAAGCTATCCAAGGCGTAAACTACAACATGGCAACTAACACTTGCGCGTTGCAGAACACCATGAACAGCAACACGAGAGACATTATCGACAGTCAGAATGCAGGAACACGCGCTATTCTTGATTATCTCTGCAATGAGAAAATTTCTAGCTTACAGGCAGAAAATAACGACCTTCGCAGAGCAGCTTCACAGGATCGTCAGAGCGCACTGCTTACAACTCAGATGGCGGCTCAGACACAGCAGATTATCAACGCGGTAAATCCGTCTGCTATTCCGGCATATGTTGTACCTAACCCAAATGCTTATGCATATGGATGCGGATGCAACACAGGATGTGGCTGCTAAAACTAAATAATTGAGTATCTTAATTGAGTTTAACTCGATCATGTCTGCTATGCAGTATTACTTATAACCAAAGGGCAGACTATAATGTTTGCCCTTATTTTTATGGAAGAGAGGTAAAAATAATGGAAGTAACAGGAATTGCATTACAAACCGTTGCCGCTGGAGAAGATGTTGCATTTACAGAAACGGCAGTAAACGGAACAAAATGTATCGTACACAGACAGGGAAGTGGAATTATCAAGCTAAGAGGTATCACCAATCAGTGCAAAGCTAGATTTTTGGTATCGTATTCCGGCAACATTCAGATTCCGACAGGCGGCACAGTTGGAGAGATTTCGCTTGCCATTGCAGTAGACGGAGAGCCTTTACAGTCAACAAAGATGATCGTGACCCCTGCGGCAGTTGAGAATTTCTTTAATGTATCAGCACAAGCATATGTTGATGTGCCATGCGGTTGTTGCAGTACCGTAGCCGTGCAGAATACATCTACACAGGCTATTGAAGTACAGAACAGTAATTTGATTGCAGTAAGGGAGGCTTGATATTATGCATAAGTTTGCTAAACAGATTATGGATTGCGTGAAAGCCCACGTCGACGGCATTGGAATTGAGAATTTTGAGGGTCAAAACCTTGATGATCTCAAGGATTGGACGGAGATTGCAAAGAATATCGTATGCTTTGACAAAGACTATAACATTGTTGAAGCCATGAAAAAGTCTGAAGATGAAGAAATCATGCGCATGGTGGAAGAATTTGGGGATTATCCGGGAAGAAGATACTACAATGAGTACCGGTACTCAAACGGAAGATTCGCACCGAAAGGGCGTGGAACACGCAGAGGGTATGTAGAACCGCCATATTATCATCAGATGCCGGAAGATTACCACGAATGGGAGAGTATGCCGGAATACGACCGAATGAGAGACCTTGACAGAATGAGTATGGGGAAGATGTATTATTCAGAGCCTATGAGCGGAAATAACGGCATGAGTACCGGTACTCACGATGCAAGAGAGGGCAGAGCCGGTATGAGCCGGAGAAGCTACATGGAGACAAAGGAAATGCATAACGGAAATTCACCGGAAGATAAGGACGCAAAGATGAAAGAACTCGAAAAGTACATGAAATCTCTTTCTGAAGATGTGACCGAACTGTTTTCCGGTATGTCCCCAGAAGAGAAACAGTTGACCAAGACAAAGCTGACTACGCTTGTCACGAAAATGTAATAGAG